ATGCCATCGGGAGCAGGTCGGGGGGTTGCCGGGGGTCCCCCCCACCCCCTCTGACCTGCGGTTTTGCCGCCGCGCGGTGTTTGCTGCGCAGGTCAGAGCGGGTGTGCCTCGCTGGTCCACTGGTCGCGGTCGCCGTGTCTCCATGCGACGCGCCCGGGCGCTGGTCCGCGACGGCCGGTGAGTGACGGCGTGTCTGCGTGGTCGATGAGTGAGGGCCAGGTGTAGGCGATGGTGTGTCCGGCTCGGCGTGCCCATGTGGTGATTGCTTCGTCGATGGGTTTGCCGTTGGGCAGGTTGTTGAGCATGTGGGGTACGAGGTCGGTGTGGATGGCTGTGCCGACTGCGTGGAGTAGTCGTCGGCAGGTGAGCCAGTGGGCTGTGGTGTCGGTGGCTTTGGCGATGCGTTGTTGGTATTCGCGGGGTCGTTCGCGTCCGAGGTAGAGGGAGACTACTGGGGTGGGTGCCGCTGTTAGTGCGGCGTGGAGCTGGTCGCGGAAGTTGTTGCACGGTATTGCATCGTCTTCGAGTACGACGAGCCAGTTTGTGTTGTGGCGGGTGAGGTGTTGCCAGACTTTGCGGTGGTTGTTTTCGCATCCGAGTGCGCCGTTGTCGATGTTCATGTATGCGGCGCCTACGGTTTCCATGAGTTGGTGGGCTTGTTCTGCGCGTGTGGTGTGGGCGACGATGCCGATGGTGTAGGTCATGTGTGGTCCCAGTATGGTCCGGGGCATGTGTCCCACGGTCCTCCCCAGTGGACTCCGTCTGGTCCTAGCCCGTGCCACGCTGGCTGAACGCCGGCGGCGCGTGCGCCGTGCAGGTCGTAGGAGCGGTCACCGGTTGCCGGGGTGAGGTTTTCGAAGTCGATGAGCAGCGCGCCTCGGTCGGGGTGGATGACAACGTTGATGAGGCATGGGTCGCAGTGCCACCATCCTGATTGGTGGATGGATGTGAGTAGGTCCCAGAGCGGTTCAGCGTAGCGGCGTGACCAGTTGGGGTGCAGGTTGAGGATGGGTGTGCAACGTTCCGTTTCGATCCACATGTGGCCGTGGTTGATGAGTTTGGGTGTGGCCCATGGGAGTGTTTGGTAGGCGTGTAGTTCTTTTTCCCACGCGGTTTGTTGGTGGAATTGTTTGTGGACGGTTCGCTGGTGGATGGTGATGGTTGCGAGGCCCATTTGTATGCCTCCACGTTGCTCCGGCTGGGCGGGCGTTGTTCACGAGGTCTTTGGTCGTATGTGTGTGGTTTTCACGGCGACGGTGATGTGTGGTGCGAGTCGTGGTGTGATGCTGCCGTAGTCGTATTCGGGGTCGATGACGATGGAGCATCTGACCCAGCCTCCGGCTTGGATTTTCTCGACGGTGCCTTCGTGTTCGAGTCCGTCGAAGTCAACCCATACGTCGTCGCCGGGTTTCAGGTTCTGGTCCATGTTTATTTGTGCCTCCACCAGCTCCACGGGTTGCGTTCGTTGGCTTTGAATATGGTGGCGACGCGCGGCCCGTAGACGAGACGGTCTGCGTGTTTGGTGTAGGCAACATAGTTGAGTGTGGCCATGTCACCGATGATGGTGCCTTTGGTGTCTTCTTTGTGCCAGATGCGTCGTTGTTGGTCTTCGTGGTCGGCGATCATGTCGTGGGTGAATGACAAGACGGTTTCACGGTCACCTCCGACGATCCCCGCGTTCAATAGGGTGTGGTCGGCGTGGGTGTCGATGAATGTTTGCAGGTGGGTGGCTTTGTGGTTGTCGCGCATCCAGTCGATGCCCACGACGGCGGGTTCGTGGCCGACGTATAGTTTCCCGGTTTCCATGTGTTTCCAGGGTGCGTTGAGCATTTCGACGTCTGTGCCGTCTACGCACCATACCCATTGGACGTCGGGGTTGGCGCGTAGCCATTGGTAGTACAGGTACCAGCGCGCGAAGTATGGGTTGTCTACTGGGCTGGTGACTTGCTCGAATGACGCCTGCGGGTGGGTGAGTGGGTTGTCGCACAGCACGACGGTTTCGGCGTCGGTGATTGAGTTGATCAGCGTTTCGAGAAGTTTGACGTCGGGCCGCATGCGTGTGTTGCGTTGCGGGTCAGGTTTGTTCGACAGCAGGCAGGTCAGCACCACACGCCGGTCAGGTTCCACGATGGGGATGTGGTGGCTACTGGTGTAGTGGTGTTTCCAGTACAACTCGGCATTGCGGGTGGCGACGGCTTTACGTTCTTCGGTGGGGACGGAGCGTTTCACTTCGAGGTGCTCATCCATGGAGTGGATGAGCTTGTTGGAGCCGCACACGTCGCCGTACCGGAATGTGGTGAGGCCGGCGTTGTAGATGCGGTCGGACCAGGAGGGGTGTTCCCATCCCCAGCCGCCGAACTCTGGGTCGAGGCCGCCGACTGTTTCGATGACGCTGCGGTGTACGTAGATCATGCAGCCGCGGGCGCCGGTTAACGCGAAGTGGTGTCCGTCGTCGTAGACCTTCGTGACGTCGTTGAGTTTCCGCCCGCTGGCCAGGTCGACGAACTGGTACATCAGGTGGGGTTCAGGCGAGTCGATGTAGGGCTGGTACCAGTTGTCGGCGATGGGGTAGCAGTCGTCGTCGAACAGGAAGATGTGTTCGCAGCCGTTGAGGAGTTCGAGGCATTTGTTTTTGGCTCGGGCAATGCCTGCGCGTTGAGTGAATCGGTAGGTCGCTGCTGGGTATGGTTCGTCGCTGGCGTCGTCGACGATGACGAGTTTGGCGTTGGGTGTGTGGCGGCGAATGTGGGCGATTGTCTCGTCGGCGATGGTGTTCCGGTTTCGGGTGGTGACTCCGATTCCGATTGGAGTTCCGTTGGTGGTTTCGGGAACGTATCGGGTTCCGTTGATCACGACGTCGGTCATGTGTGGGCTCAGTTCGTCACTCGTACCATTCGCCGCAGTCTGGGCAGTCCGCGTCGCCGCAGTAGCAGATGTTGCGGTCTGTGGTTCGTCCGGTTTTGCGTTCGCGGTGCCGGTTTCGGTGCGGCTGGGCGGCGTTGGATCTGCGCAGCTCCTGGCGGGCGCGGGCTGCCTCATCCATTGGTGCAGTCCATCGTCCAGCCGTTCTTGCGTGTGGTCACGCGGATTGTGGTGTCCTCGTGTTTCGCCCCGGCCATCGCGAGGGTGGCCGTCTTCGCTAGCGCGGCCATGATCGGCAGCATCCAAGGCTCGTTGGGTCCAGCTTTCTGGACCGCTTGAACATCAGGTGGCGTGGTGGTCCACTGGCCGGGATCGGCGTGCATGAGCACTTTCCCGTCAACTTCGATGTGGATCACTGTTCGACCGCTTTCCGCAAGGCTCGTTTGGGAACGATGACGTCGTTGCTTGTTTTGTCGATGGTGATCGACAGCACGGGCGGGGCTGTGGGTGTGGTTCGGATGTTGATGACGCGGTGCCCGGTCGGTGCGTCGGCCGCTTTCTGGCGCAGCTGTTCTGCTTCTTCGCGTGTGAGGATCACATAGTTTTGTGTGATCGCCGCGGCGAGTGCTTCCGCGACCAGTTTCGGGGTATCGAGGTGCGGTAGGCCTGCTTCTTCAGCGAACTGGCCGGCGAGTTCCGGGGGGACACTGATAGGTCGTAGTCCCGGCAGGAGGATCGGGAAGGGTTTGGTGTTTTCGTCGCCGGGGTGAACCAGGTTGTTCAGCGTGCGGTTAAGGAAGTCCGTGAGGTCTGTGAGGCTGCTCATTTGGGATATTCGCCTGCGAGGCCGTCACTGATTCTGTCGGCACACCCTTCGCCACCGATCTCGTCGCGGACGTCGACCGGGGCGGTCATAGGAGACCGAACCTGTTCCGCAAGCAGATGAGGTCCGTCTCCATCTTGGTGTTCTGCAACCGCATGTACCGCAGCTCACGAACCACCGTGTAGTGATGGAAAACAAGGAACGCCAACAACCCCAGCAGTGATGCATGGGCGCCGGTCATTCTTCGGCCTCCTTGGACTCCACACACATGAACCCGGCGTTCTCCATCGTTCCTGCACCGTCCTGCAGATTGATTCGCCACGAGTCAGGATCGATATCGTTGGGGACTCGGCATGCTTTGCCGCAGGGTGCGAAACGGACACGATCGCAGGTGTCGCAAATGCGGAGGTGTTTGAGCGGCATCAGACGAAGGTACTACCTCTCCTGGCTGGTGGAGCGGGGTAAACGGTCAAGCAACTGGTTGAGTATGCGTTCAGCGGCGGCGATGATGTCCGGGTTGCCTGCCTGCCGTGCGAGTTTCAGGTTGAGGTGCGCGCCTTGGATGCGTTCGGTGAGCGTGCGGGGCGCGGGGAAGGTGCTCACCGGTGCCGCCGGGCCTTTGCGCGGGTGGCGTGTTCAGCTTTGGCGACGTCAAGGACGCGGTAAACGTTGTGCCCGAGTCGGTTCTTCCCGGACGGTGCGAGGGCGCCACGATTGACCCACACATAGATGGTGCTGGTGGTGACACCGCATAGTGAGGCTGCTTCGGCTGCGGTGACGAGTGTGTCGATACCGTCAGGGGTGAGGACTGCGGTTCCTGCCATCTAAGCTCGGATCCCTTCCCGGATGTGAGCATGAAAAATGCCCACAAACCCGAAAGCTAGTCCGGGTGCGGGCATAGTTCTTCTACTGGCAGTCATCTTACATGAAAGATCAACCGGCTTGTTGTTCCGACTCGATAAGCGTGTCGAGACATACACGGATCAACCATTTGTAGTTTTTGCCGTCGGGGTCGTCGCGGACGATGTAGGTGCAGTCGGGGTTGCCGCACGCGATGTAGTCGTTGCCGCCCATTCCGATGGTGCGTTCCATGGAGAGCAGTCCGCAGGACGGGCAGGGCACGGGGAGAGTGTATTTGGGTGCTTTGGTGTATCCGAGTGTTCGGATGATTCGGTGGTGTAGGTCGGGGAGTTCTTTGAGGTCGTCGTGGGTGACGAGTTGGGTGAGTTGTTCGCAGCGTGGTTCGAGGTATTTCCAGGCTGCGATGATTCGTGTTTGTTCGTTTCCTTTGGGTGGTGGGGTTTCGTTGCGTTGTTCGGCGAGGTAGTCGTGCCATGAGGTCATGACGTCGGCGATGAGTGCGGTGGTGTCGCTGGCCCATTCTGCGGGGTGTCCGTAGGTGTGGGTTTTGGTGCGGCGGGGGGTTTGTCGGTGTGGTGGTGTGGGGAGTTGGATGTGGAGTTGGAGCCAGTCGATGGTGAGTCTGTAGAGGGTGTGGCGGAGTTTGTTGGGGTCCATGTGTTTGGGTTTGGTGGGTGTTTCCACATCGTCAGTCATCATTTGTGGTGTCCTTTGCAGTCGGTGGAATGCTCTGTGCGGGGCTGGAAACACACCGGACAAACAGGGCTCTCGTGGAGGAATCGAGCCTGGGCAGCGAGAATCACGGACAAGGTCACTGCTGGCTCCTTTCGGGTCGCAGGGGCTCTCGAATGCAGCCGGCGAGGAATCCCACGAGAGGGGCTGCGAACACGGTCCCCACCACCCACGGGCTGAAACCAGCCTCGATCATGGGCCGGATGGCGAACTGCCCATACGGGATCCCGAGGATCGGGAACAGTGTTCGGATGAAGATGTAGATCACGGTCACTCCGGTTTGTGGGATTCGGCTAGTAATTGGGCGATAGCGATCAACGCGTGAGTCTGCGCTGCCTGGTAATCCCCCGCGGCAGCTTCTTCTTTGGCCCGGTCAATGTGATCAGCAGGAGACACGATCTTGCGGCCGGTCAAAACGGAGGAGCCCAGGCGTCTATGAGGACATCGAACGCAGCATCAGCCATCCGCCGCCACGCATCCTTCTCCTGCTCCGACAGGGTGTTCCAGGGGAACATGCGGCCGGAGCTGGTGGTTTCGCAGATGGCTTGCGCGGCCCGCTCAACCAGAGCTGCACGCTCAGGGGTAGTCATGGTTTTCCTTTCGTGAGCCATTCCGCCCACCCCTGATCCACCACAGGCCGCGGTGGTGTGGTGTCCGGGATGATCCGTATATCCGTATGCCCCGTGTTGATCGAGTGACGATCCGCTTTCCACTGAGCGCAGTCTTCGCACGACTGGTCCCAGACACGGTTGCACTCCCGGCAATGAACCTGAATCACGCGATCGCCTCCCGCATGCAGTCGGTGCACCGCGTCAACCCACACATCGGGAATGCAGCATTGGTGGTCCAACCCAACGTCTTTCCGCACCTATCGCAGTCCAAGACATAGAACCGATCGCTCACGCCCTCGCTCCAGGCACGGTTGCACTCCTTGCAATGAACCTGAATCACCGCACGTACTCCCTCAGATACGACAGCGCCAACCGGACGCCCTCAGCTTTGCCCCGCAGCCGGTCGAAATCCGTTCCGTGCGGGAACTTGACGCGCTTCTCGTCGGCCATGAAGTTGAGTTTCACGATCTCGTCCATGCGGTTTTCGCGGTCTTCAACAGTCGGAGCGTCGCTTGTGATGGCGTCCGGGGCCTGGAATTTATTGGCGTCGGGACTGATTGGTCGTCGGGATATTGACTTGGGTCGAAGCTCTCCCTTGTTGTGGACTACGTGCGCGACGTTGTATCGCGGCATCTCCGATTGAATCGCTGCTACCTCTGCGGTTTCGAGCTCAGCGCGGGTGGCGAAGTGTTGCATCGTGGAGCGGGCGACTGATTTGAACCATGCTTTGTCGGCGTGGTGTTGGTTGAATCGGCTTCTCGGGTTGTTTGTGATTCCGATGTAGAGAAGATCGTCTTCCGCGTTGTAGAAGCGGTAAAGAATATGAGGTTTGTCGCTCATGGGCACCTCCAAGATTCGGATTTTACCTTGGTGTTCAGCGTTTGTTGGGGTTCATGTGTTTGGGTTTTGTGGGTGTTTCCGCATGGGCGTCGGATGTCGATCGGCTTGGTCACTTCTCAGGCCTCCTAGCTTCGTTGGGTTCAGACTGCACAACCGACCCGACATCGCTGGGCAATTCGGTGTTGACCTCTACCCACCACAGTCCAGGCTGCCCAGGTATTGCTTCGCGCCGGACGAGAATGCCGCCGCTATGCGACTGGAACTCAAGCGCATCCTCTAGGCTGTCGTGCTCCTGGATCCACTCTCCCCCGTCTGGACGCGGTTGCTTCAGTGCGTAGACGCTCATTTGTGGTGTCCTTTGCAGTCGGTGGAATGCTCTGTGCGGGGCTGGAAACACACCGGACAAACAGGGCTCTCGGTGAGGAACCGGGCCTGGGAAGCGAGAATCACGGAGAGGGTCGTCACAGCCACACCACCGCCGCTACGTTGATCAGCATGTGCAGGATGTTGTCCGCGATGAACAGCAGCCACGTAGACAACCACGGCGGCGCATCGGATGGGCTTCCGGTTGGTTCCGACAGAGCGGGTCGCCACTCGCGGGGTGCCAGCTGATTGCGGAACCACACCACGTACCGAGCCAGCCGATAGTGGTCGATCAGGATGTGGCTCACCACAATCACTGCGAGTGCAGCCGGTGACTGGGTGATGAGCAGGAACGGCAGTCCGTAGGTGATTCCGTGGAGGATGGCGGGCAGCCACTGTTTGGTTTTGGCGTTGGCCATCCAGTGGGATTGGATCAGGTAGTCGCCAACCATGTGGGCGAGACCTGTTGTGGCGATTGCGGCGGCGATCCCGCTCATTGCTGGTCCTTTTCGGCTAGTAGTTGGGCGATAGCGATCAGAGCGTGAGTCTGCGCTGCCTGGTAATCCCCCGCGGCAGCTTCTTCTTTGGCCCGGTTGATGTGATCGACGGGGGTGACGATCTTGCGTCCGCTCAAAAGGGAGGAGCCCAGGCGTCTATGAGGACATCGAACGCAGCATCAGCCATGCGGCGCCACGCGTCCTTCTCCTGCTCCGACAGGGTGTTCCAGGGGAACATGCGGCCGGACCCGGTGGTTTCGCAGATGGCTTGCGCGGCTCTCTCAATCAACGCTGCACGCTCAGGGGTCGCACCCTCGTTACTCATCGATCAGCTCCACAGTGTCCACGTACGCGTCATAGACCTCGCTGTGCAGGAACTCACCCTCGTGCCAACGATCGCGAGCATCATCCTCAGACTCGGCTTCGATCTCGTAGAACTCGACGGCTTTCGCCTCGACGCGGATCTTGTAGCTGCTCATGGTTTTCCTTTCGTGAGCCATTCCGCCCACCCCTGATCCACCACAGGCCGCGGTGGTGTGGTGTCCGGGATGATGTGAATATCCGTATGCCCCGTGTTGATCGAGTGACGATCCGCTTTCCACTGAGCGCAGTCTTCGCACGACTGGTCCCAGACACGGTTGCACTCCCGGCAATGAACCTGAATCACCGCACGTATTCCCGCAGATACGACAGCGCCAACCGGACGCCCTCAGCTTTGCCCCGCAGCCGGTCGAAATCCGTTCCGTGCGGGAACTTGACGCGCTTCTCGTCGGCCATGAAGTTGAGTTTCACGATCGCGTCCTCCATGCGGTTGATGAGGTCAGAGACTTGATCAGAGTTCAGGTCAGGCACCAGGCACCTCCCGCCAATCCCGGTACACAAAAGTCCACAGTGACTCCCGGTACGGCGCCGGTCGGCCTGCGTAGGAGATGGCTTTCGCGAGCACGTGTTCCTCGCCGATCGCGGTGATTTCGATGATCGTTTCGCCGCGTCCTTCATCGCCGGCGAGTCGGGTTCCGACGGTCCAGCCGTTCTTCCGTGCAGTGTCTGCGTCGCTCATGCCTCGCTCCATCCCGACACCCAGCGGGCCTCGTGCTCAATTCGGACAAGCGGAGAGTCGACCTCCGGGTCGTGGCAGATTCCCGTGACCGAGAAGTCCTTGAGGCAGACCTCTGCGACCTCCCTGCTCCGACCCGCCCAGCGGTGTCCGGATTCCTCTACAGGAACCCATTGCTCTTCACGGGTGAGTCCTCCGAGGGCTTTATCAACCTCAGAAGCCACGTGCGCGGTGTGTGCACCTTCGCCTTTCTCGGACCACCCGCAGATGCAGTATTCGACACGATGCTCGACGAGGAACCCCATGTCCGCACCGTCGTACGTGTGCGCATCGATCACCTCGATCATGAGGTTTTGGGCTTCGCTGCTCACGCTTCCTCCCCCGTAGCCCGGATGACGAACAGCCACCGGCGGGCCTGCCGCGCCCAGTCGGACCTAGCCTCTTCGGATAACCGATCCCAGCGGGAACCGTCGCAGCCCGACCAGACCCACGCGTCGTAATAGGCGCGGGCAAGCCTCCGGGCCTCTTCCCCGGTCACCCCCAGGTCAGCCATGGTGTTCCTTCCCTGTAGCCACAACCGCAGCAGCAGCGAAGTCGAGGGCCATCTGACTGAGGCGACGCACCGTCGCGGCACAATACCGTTCCTCCAGTTCTATCCCGATTCCTTTGACGCCGAGATTCGCCGCAGCCCGAAGTGTGGTACCAGATCCGCTAAACGGATCGAGCACGCTCATCGCCCCGGTTGCTTCGATGCAGCGGGTCGGGAGGCTAACGGGGAACGGGGCGGGGTGATCCTTCACGCTGTACTCGATTCCTAGGTCCCAGACATCGCCCATCCCGGACGCCGCGTGTGATGCAAGTTTGAAGTCGGGTTTAGCGAACAGCAGGATGTACTCGCCTCGCGTGCAGAATGTTCGGAGGTTGACATCAATGCCGGTGCCGCGATTCCAGACAATGCGTTGCCGCAGAGGGATTCCGCCGAAGTCGTTCGACAGAGGGTCACGCAAGACTCCGTGTTCCACTCGCGGTCTGTGGTTGTAGAACACCGCCAGCTTCGCTACCCGCCAGCACTCCTTCAGGACTGCGCGCTGCCAGTTGTCGTAGTCCTGTTGCCCCATGGCGTCGTCGTGCGCGCCATAGCCGTTGCGGAACCGCCCCGCTTTGTTTGATGCGCCGGGTCGGTACATTCCGCGCCCGTTGCCGCCTGGGACAAGGCCCATGTTGTAGGGCGGAGAGGTGACTACGATGTCAACTGAGGCATCCCGCATCTCAGCCATAACCGCCGTCGCGTCCCCGTGATACAGCGTCACCTGATCGTCTTGGTAGTACGGCTGATGGCCCATCATTCCTCCGCCTCTTCTGCATAGCAGGCAGCTGCCAGGATCGAGGCCGCCAATCCGCGTGCTTCATCGACGCTCAGCGGCTCGTCGCACCAAGCGCCCGCCCGGATCTGGACCTCGCCCGGATGCCTGTCGAACACCACCGGCACATACAGGCCGACACCGGGAAAGTCGGTGAACTCCTGCTCTTCGTCTTCGCGCTCGTCGGGTTTGGGTAGTTGGATTACCGCCACACCCGGAAGAGAAGCAACGGCATCAGCGAGCTTTCCGGGGAGCGCATCCCAGTCCGCCTGGTCGGCAGCATCCTCAGGGTCGGTCCACAGCCGCTTCAGCGCTTCGCTGAGGGCTTCTGTGAGTACTGCACGCAACTCGGGGTTGTTCATTCGTCGCCTTTCGGTTCTCGGTTTCTGTCTGTGAGCCGCCCGAAGTGGATGACCCGACCGGGCAGCGGCTTCCCCGGCAAAATCGTGTTGCTGCAGGGTTTGCCTTTAGGGGCTTTGCAGATGTCACACGACCGCGCAGCCTGGGCGGCCTGGACACGAGGATCATCCGCATACGACACAAACATCGTCATCGGTCTTCATCTCCCAGAGGCCGCTCCCACAACGACTCTGGAGGCAGCGAGAAACCCAGCAGCACCATGGCCTCACGCGCTCGACGCTGGCAGTCCAGATGCCAACCCGTGTCATTGACGTATCCGACGCACGGAAGTGGACACGCAAGCTTTGAAAGGACCGCGTAGACCGTGATCGGGTCATAGCGCTCGATGGCGCTGAGCTGATCGAGAAGGTTGTCGTGTTGCTTCTCGAACTGCTCCAGAATCCCGCGGATGTCTGGTTTGGCGTGATGTTTACCCATTGCGTTCGTCTCCTGGTGTTGATTGCTGGGGCTGTGCGCCACGTGGAGCGACTTTCAGGGCACCCCGCGTGTCATCGGCGCTCACGACATCCGCCCACGCGTCAGAGCGCCCGTAGCCGCCAACTCCGGCGGCCCGGACACGAGCCTCATGAAACGACGACCGCTGCAGCGTCGTCTCCCCGTACCGGTCAGGCACGATCGATCGACTTCATCTCAGCGACCCGACCGACAGCGCGGGCCAGCCGGCGCTCCAGCTCCGCGTCACGGGCATCCTCACGAGCTTCCCGTTCCGCCGGGGTCTCCCGCTCACACCGATCCCGACGAATCGCACGAGCAGCATCAACAAGATCCTTCGGCAACGGACGAAACCCATTCCCGTGATCGGAGTACATCTTCGTCACCCCAGCCAGCACGTCGGCCTGGTTGAACTTCCACAGTTCGATCTGCTCAGCCCACGCCTCAACGGTGGCGCGGTTCGGCTGCGGAAACCACGGATCGTAAGCAGCGCACTTCGCAAGAGCATTGGCCGCGATCTGATAAGAGTCGCTCATTGTCCGATTGCCTTTCTCTGGTCAGGGTTTCCGAGGCCAGCCCATCCGAGGACTTTCGCTTCGCCAGCGGTGAGGTTGCTTGATCGAGACGACTTGATGACATCTCCGAGGACTGTTGGGAGGTATTCGGGGAGGTTGCAGTTAGGCCTTCGTTCCCATTCGCGCAGGGCTTCCCGGATAAGGGCGTCCGGTTGTCCTTCGCGGGTGAGCTTCTCAACCTGGACTGCCAGCCGGTCCACAGTGGCTTTCGGATAGGTGTTGCTTCCAAGCTCTTGACGGACGACGGTCTTGGATGCGGAGGAGGGTTGCGGTTTTGAGGGCTTGTTGACGAGTTCGATTGAGGCTGGCGCGGTGCCGACGACGACGGGTGGTGAGTCGTACGGTCCGGGCGGCGGCTCGGGTGGAAGTGGGACTTCCTCGTCCCCTGCTCCCCTGCTCCCCTGCTCCCTTTCCCCTGTTCCCCTGTTCCCCTGTTCGTGGGTGAGACTCTCGTGAGGGTCTCCAGAGGAACTCTGGAGGGACACTGCCGTGTTAACCATATCCGCTGGTGGGAGTGGATATTTGTGACCAAGACTGGGGTGATTCACCCGCTGATGCTGTTTCCACTTGGTGATGTACAGCAGATCCTTGAGACTTCCGTTGTGGACGGCTTTATAGCGGGTCACCTGTCCACCGCTGGCTAGTCTCTCCAGATCTTCAGTGACTCTCTTGAGGGTCTCTAGAGGTTCTCTGGCGAATTCATCGGCGTACAGATCGGCAACGATGGAGACGAGTTTGTCTGCGCCAACACCGTTGTCATCTACATACGACCACAATCCGATGAACGTGAGTCGGGTCGAGATAGGCAGTTTGGCGATGTCGTCGGATCGCCAGAACTCAGGCTTGATGGAGCGGATACGCATCTAGTCCTCCGTCTCAGGGTTCGGGCAGTCGGGCAGGTGCCCCTGCGTGGGTGGGTGCCATCCGCAGTGGCGGCAGCGCCCGCGCCGTTCGAGTTCCTCCGGGCTGAACAGCAGGCGGATCCTCGGGTCACTCATGATGCGGCGTCTCCGAAGTCGAACCCGACCTCGATTGGTTTCGACAACCGGGCGACGATCAGCGGCAGATAGTCCGCCTCGCGCTCGATCGTGATGCAACGCTTGTGCTCGTGAATGCACGCCTCGGCGGTCGTACCGGATCCGGCGAACGGGTCGAGCACAACACCGTTCGGCGGTGTCACGAGCCGCACGAGCCAGCGCATCAGGTCGAGCGGTTTGACGGTGTTGTGCGCGACCTTGGCACCGTCTTCGTTGACGTAGCTGGGGCGTTCCGCTCCGGGTGCTTTCGCTTCGTACCGGAACACCGGAAAGAATCGCGACGCGCCGCCCTCGTCGTCATACTCTGCGCCCGTCGCGGTCATACCCCAGCCGTGACCGTTCGCGCCAGTGCGGGGCTTGCCCTTCCGTGAGGTGGTGATGCCGGTCTGCGCGTCGAGCTCGGCGGCCTGGTCCTCGTCGAGAACAACGTTCGTAGGCCAGCGTCCTTGAGCCGTGCCGATGCGGCAGGCGTCGATGTTCAACGCCCCCGTACCGTGCTCCAGGACATTCGCCGCCACCGTGCCCACGAGAGGCTTGCGCGCGACCACGACGGGCTCAAACGATGGTTTCAGCGCGGACCCCCATCCCTGCCACTGCCGCGCCGCATCAGTCGCCGGGGCACCCCGACGAGTTGTAACCCCGCCGCCCATACCCTTGCCGTAGACCGCATTTAGGTTGTTCGGCCCGGTGTATTCATCGGGTTCACGCTCGGCACCAGCGGCCTTGTCGATGGCCTTGGATACGTCGAGCGACTTCGGGAACCCGCTGCCGTTGAGCCAGGCGATGGAGTCACGAATCTCGAACCCGGCGTCCTCGATTGCCGACGCGAGCCGGTGCCAGGTGCGCGAGCCGCCGAAGGCTAGCAGGTGCCCACCGGGTTTCAACACACGCAGACACTCAGCCGCCCACAAGCGGCACCAGTCCTGAAACTCGTTGCCCGACCAGGCGATATCGGTGTAGGCGCGTCCCGACATCAGCCGTTCCCGCAGTGCCGCCATGCGTTCGTTATCGGCGGCGCCGTGCCAGCGGTTGCCGCGTCCACGCCCAGTCCACTCGCATACGGCATCGCGCCACGTCCAGTAGTCGATGCGCTTCTTGGCGCGCAGCGGGTATTTGTCGAGCAGGTCGACAAGCCGCTGGCATCCGGCCTTGTCGCCAACAACCCAGCGCGCCATGTCATTTCCCTCGGCGCGCCGTTCGATGGTCACAGTTCCGGCGCCGAGAGTGCGCCGCGCATGTTCGAGGACTGCGACGTCGTCGGCGCGGAGTTTGATGGCGAAGCTCGGCGCGTGCGTTCCGCGGGTGTGCGCCTTGATGGTGAAACAGCCCTCGCCGTCGATCAGTCCAGCGAGCCAGTAAGCGAACCCCGCGTCCTCGCGGCCATCGAGGGCGTCCCACGTCTTCGCCATAAACGACAGGTTGTACGGCGGGTCGCAAACCACGGCGTCGACGCTGCGATCGGGCAGCTCGGCGAGCACGTCGAGCGCGTCCCCGTGGTAGAGCGTCACCTGATCGTCTTGGTAGTACGGGTGGTTCCGGTCGCTCATGATTCGAGTTCCTCACTGGTGTAAAGCAGTGGCGCGAGCTCGTCGAGCAGCGCCTTGATCAGCAGGGCGCCGCCGCTGTAACGATCGGCGTAGCGAGCTGCCCAGCGCTCGTGAACCCCGCGCACCGGCTTAAGTGCCTCGCGGGCAACACCGACAAGACCGTCAGCGTTGGGATACTGCTGCTGCCGATACCGATATGCAGCCTCGATTGCGGGATCGTTCATCGTTTCGCCTCTGTCGGTTGGGGTTTGGTTTCGTTCGGGATCGGCGTGCGCGGCCGTCCCCAGGCGGATCGGTGGTAGCGGCGGCGATTGCGCCAGGTGACGAGTTCGGCGGCATCCATCGGATCTACCTGCTGTCCAAGTCGAGGCCGCCAGCGCCGGAGAACAGCGAACCGAGTTTCACGCGCCCTCCCGGTCGGCCCGTTCGCGCAGAGAGTCGGCGAGCGTCTGCAACGTCTCGATGACCCACGACTGCGGTTGATCGGTTCGGAGTCGCACGTTGCCGTCCGGGTAGACGAGCACCGTCAGCACGGTCTCGTCGGCGTTGATCACCTCGACCCGGCGGTCGTCGAGGGAACCGGCCCGGCGGCGGGCACGCTGGCCGGTCGCCGCGGGGGTGATGTCGGGGGCCTCGCCGAGCGGTTCGAGGCCATCCTCAGATGCGTTCATAGCAGGGTCATCTCCGTCTGGTCGTCGAACTTGCGGCATCGCGTCACGGGTTCCCGTGAACCCAATGGGCACGTCAGGCAAGATGGTCGTTCTCCTCTTCTGCGCCTTCGAATCCGGGGCACAAACAGATCGTGTAGGTGTTCATGTCGTCCCGGTTGACACCCATGCGGACCCGGCACTGGGGGGCATGAGAAGACCTGGGATGGTCACACAACAGACAGTCGGTCACTGGCGGCCTCTTCTGGGATGTGTGCTCGGTGGTCGGCGAGTGCGTGGTGTCGTCGGATGAAGTGTTGGGCGTCGTCGGTGGTGGTGAATTCGGCGGTGACGGGGCGGCCTTGGGTGCGGGCGCACTCGCCGCAAGCAACGGTGATCATGGGACCTGCCAGTTGATGGTGTCTCCTTGCTGGAGAATCTGTTCCAGGTATTTGACGGCGGTGACGGTGGAGTTGAAGCATTTCGGTGGTTCGGTTCCACCGGTGACGATGTAGTGGGGCCACGTCCCCGAAACCGTGTACATCACGCGTACCACTCCCGAGAATCGCTCATCCACATCCCAACGGAGAAGCGTTCTTCCACCTGTTCTCTGTTTCGGTTGAAGTACCGGAACGACACGGGAACGTCTCCAATGTTCCCGATGAAGCTTCGGGCTGCTTTCCTGGCGTCGCGCCTCCTGCCATACATCTCAGAAGTGAGAATTACCTGACCGTTCGACGCAGACACCGTCCACCAGAAAGTGCCCTTCTCCAAGTCCTCTTTCTGATCCACGTAAAACACAGGACGGTTCATTGTGTTGCCTCCACAGGGTTAGGGATTCGGTAAACAAACCCGTCGTCATCGAGCAACACCCAGTTGCCCCTGTAGAGGACGGGAATCTGGATGGGGGATTGGGTTTGACGAACAAGCCAACCTTCAGCGAACGCTTGCGCACGATAGGACTCCGCCCAACGATGACAAGCACCACAAGCCCACAGCCCGTTGGACGCCACGTTGGTGTCGTCGCGGCGAGAGCCGCCAAGACCACGGGGCCTGCGATGGTGTGCAGTAGCGTCCGAGGCGTACTCGTTACAGCGTTCACAACGACCATGCGCACGAGCCCAGATCAGTTCCTTGACTTCCGGGGGAAACCCCGTAAACCGGCGACTCATGAGGCGTCCGCCTGCCTGGCTTCCAACTCCTGAGCCCGCGCCGCCAACGCCTCCTGAACAGTCGGCCCATCCGCGGCACCAACATTCAACAACTCGCCAGCCTTCGCGTCCCGCCACAACCCGGTCAACACATCACGGGACTCAGCAGCCGCAATCAGATCCAGCAGCTCCAGCACCCGGTCCTGAACGGACTCCAACTCCCGTACATGGGCGGTCTTCGGGTCGCACTTGAGGATGTCGAACACCAGTTGTTCCAGCGTCAAATCCGGGACTCGGCGGGGTTTGTCTTCGCCGGGGATGATGCCGGCGTGGACGGAGCGGGCGCCGATGATCTGCGGATGCTCACCACGATTGAGTCGCACCCACACGGATGCGTCGAACGCCAAATTCTTCTGCCCCTCAACCTTCCACGTGCGCTGCGAGGTGGGTTTCCCGTTCTCCATCGCCACCTGATCCGCGCCGCGAGCGATCATCACGACGATGCCGGGGAACCGCATCAGGACCCGCATGAGTTCTTTGTGGCGGGCAGTGGCTAGATTCCACAGGTCAGTTGATATGACGATCTCCGCTTCAGGATCGCGCTCAAGCTTTTTCAGGTTTGCCTCACGCCGGCGAGCCTTGTTATCGACCCACTCTTTGAGGTCGTCCCACTCCGCGGTCATCGAGTCGATGACGAGGACTACGGGTTTCTCGCCGGCGTCGATGGCGCGCTGGGCTTCGTCTCGGGCGGCGCGGACTTGCTCCATGATGGAGGTCCAGGTGCCGTCGTGTTCGATGACTTCGTAGCGGGCACCGGGGATTGCCCCGTACTCGTCGGCGGCACCTTCAGACCAGTCGATCCACAAGGTGCGGCCGACCTTCTCCGAGGATGAAAGGACCGCTGCGGCCCACGATTTACCGGCTTTCTCACCACCTTCGACGAGGATGAGCGGCCATGGGACAGCGCCGGTTGGGGGACGGGTTTTGAGGGTCATTGTTCGATCTCCTTCAACCCGGACACCCCGAGAGCACCCCGAGCCAACAAACCAGCGATCGTCACATCCGAGTCATCCGACAACTTCACAATGGGATACGGGTCACCCTCAACAACATCGATCAACCCATCGATCACAACCCCATCGACGTCAACGAACGCGCCCTTCTTCGCTGCGTCGTCCAGGAGTTGTTTGAGGAACGCGGGTCGTACGCGTTCTTCGACTTCAATTTCGGTGGGGTAGTTCGCTTTCACGTAGGCGAGCAGTGCTGTTTCGGATGCGACTTTGGCGGTTTTGCGGCCTTTCGCCATCGACACGTGCCCGATGACTTGACCGGATACGACGGCGGCTTTCCGCTCCCCCGCCAACAACCCGAGTTGTTGTTTGGCTTCTGCTTTCCATTGCTTTAGCCGGTCTTCCAACCACTTGCACAACGCCAACGTGGCAGTCGGATCGCTCATGCTGCTGTCCACCTGTCTGCGATCCTGTCCAACGACCCGATCACCGCATCCACACGGGACAGGGCCTTGTTCACCACATCCAGGTTCAACTCCAGCGCTTCGCGGTCCAGGAACTGCAAAGGCGGCCCCTCAGACAGCAACTCATGCAAAGCGCACCGCGCGTCATCAAGAGCAGCCGCGGCGGCTTTCGCGTCGTCCCTCGCGGTAATCACCCGTGTATCAACAACCATCAGTTTTCGTCCTTGTCTCGATATTCGGAGCAGTGGCAGCGTTCATGCCCGGCCGGGCCGTGGTAGTTGGTGGCGTCACAACCCGTGTCCCACCGTCCCCGGAACTTGTCCCACTGGTAGCGGTGACGTGACCTGTTGTGTCCACACACGCACATCACGAGGCCTCCAACCAGCGGAACTTCTTGACCAGAGCTCTGAACTCAGCAGCCTGCTTCTTCGACCACCCGTAACCAGGGAAATACCTTTCGACCGTTGTCCGGCTCACCCCCAACGTGCGGGCAACCTCGTTATAAGGGGCGCCGTCATCAAGCAAATATTGGGCGAAATCCTTCTGCTCCTGGCTCAACGGAACAAACTGATTCGGCGACGCCAAACGGGCATCACCAGCCGCCCGAACCCGAACCACCGTCCGAGCCGAACAACCCACCACTTCCCCAATATGCTTGGCGGACCACCCCTCACGAGTCATCAACAGAATCGTCTGCACCTGCTCTGGGGTGAGCCTGTTCCCGTTGCTCATGCCACCTGATCCTCACCATTCGCTTTGAGCAGAGGCCGCCGTTCCTTCTCCGACAACCCCCCGAACACCCCGTAGTTCTCGCGGTTCGCCAACGCGAACTCCAAGCATTCGACCCGAACCTCGCACCGGCTGCAGATCCGTTTGGCTGGCTTCGCGCTTCGACCCTTCTCGGGGAAAAACACTTCGGGGTCCACTTCGGCGCACCGTGCCAGGTCACGCCACGCATGCTTGTCCTCCACCGCGGCGGCGAGCATGAACGACAGATCGAGCAGGGTCATGCCACGGACTCAAGTTCTGTGATCCACGCGAACGGGTCCTCAACATCTGGCACACCGGCAAGGGCAGCCATCAACAGTTGAGTGCGTTCGGTTTCCGGGAGGCTTGTCAGATAGGCCCACACGGGCAGGGAGTCACCGCTACGGATACGCCGAGACAACCAGATGACTGTTGCAGCGATACGGGATTCCCAATCCGTCTCCGACAGTGGGCATTCCTGAAACAGCCTGTCTGGGTGGGCTTCCATGTTGCCATCGGTCGTGACCCACGCGTCCTCCCCGCACACCGGGCAGGATTGCAACTTTGCTGCAGGCAGTTCAGCCCTGTCCCGTTCGATGGTGCGGACCGTGCAGTGCGCCCTGCGCGCCAACTCCACTTCGGGGAGTTTCGGGCGACGCCGCACCAGCATTCGGCGCTCTTCGGCATTAAGTCGCATGGGAGTTCCGTTCACGGCGCATTCCACGGCGAACCAGTCGATGCTCACGCGCCCCACCTCTGCGCCCGTCGGCATTCATTCGAGCAGGTCTTCGCATACGTCCCCATAAACTCGCCGCCGCACTGCGTGCAGATCTTCAGGGACGGTTGTGACCGCAACGCATTCGAGGCGCGCTTCTTGCATTTCTGCGAGCAAAACCTTGCCCTGCGGGTGACCGGCTCGAACACCTCACCGCACTGCAAGCATTCCTTCTCGGTGAACCGTGCCGGTTTCACCGGGGGCAGCTCGCCACGCTTGATGCGGGCACGTTCCTTCTCCGAAAACCCGCCCCACACACCCAACTCGTTGTGCTTCAACGCCCACTGCAGGCATTGCGGTTGTACGGGGCATTCCCAGCAGATCTTGCGGGCGGCGTCGTTGGTGTAGTGGCCGGATTCGTTGAGGAACCAAATGTCGCCGTCCTTGTGGGTGCAGATCGCGCGGGAACGCCAGTCACTGGTGTGGACTTCAGCCAGCTGGATGAACGGGGAGTTCGCCATCACACCCACCCCGTGCCGCTCAAATGTTCAGGGCAGAACGATGCGGTGGCGGCACCCACGAAATAGCCTGAGTCATACAGGTTCAGGTTGGAGTTGTCGTGTACGAGGATGGATGCTTCGTACATGGTGTAGCCGGTGTCGAGGACGTCGCAGACGGCTTTGCCGGCGTTGATGACGGCGGGTTTGGAGCTGTAGGTGATGCCTTCGGAGTCGAGTGCCATGACGAACGCGTCGGATGTGATGTCTGCTTTGGCTTCTGGTGCGGCGAGTCCGGGGCCGATGATGCCCGCGGCGATCAACAGGGGCATGGTCCACCAGTACCGCCAGGACTTCTCGTTGCGCCTCATGCTGCGTCTCCCTCGGTGAGGTAGTCACGCAACAACCCGACAACAGCGTCGCCGTTCATCTGCTCCCAGATCGTCGGCTCGTTCTCCCAGTGCACCGGCGGCAGGAACGGGCGGAACCACGACACACTCTCCGTGTGGATCAACACCAACTCCGCCAGGTCCTCCAGTTCCTTCAAGAGGTCGAGGTCAGCCATGGGTGGGTTGGTGGTGACGGGGAGGTCGGACCAGTTGGTTTGGTGGTGGTCCCACCATGCGGGTTTAGAATCTGGGGTTAGCATCGGAAGCGTCCTTTCTTTGGTTGTGTTGTTTCCGGTGTTAGGGCCGTCGTCCCGCGCAATGGGGCGGCGGCCCGCCTGCGTCAGCCGTGGATCCGCGCCAGAGCGGAATTGATATCTGCTGCGTCAATCTCGGTTTCAGGGTCGAGGTCGGCGAGTTCGCGCCACCGGGTAATCGACTGCCGCGTGAACTCGATGAGTGCGCCGCTCCATGCGACGCTCTCTGCGGCGTACCGTGCGGCGCTCCATGCGCGGCTCTCTGCGGCGCTCCGTGCGGGGCTACAGGCGTACCCTGCGGCGCTCTCTGCGACGCTCTGTGCGGCGCTCCATGCGGCGCTCCGTGCGGCCCACGCAAACGGCACCTGACCCGCCGCCGCCTGACGGTGCAAATCCGCAATCTCGCGGATCGCCACCGCACCAACCTCATCCGCGAACCGGACGGCGCCCCACTCTGGGGAGTCCAGCATGTCGGCAATCCACAACGCGTGGACAGCATCCGAAACACCTGCAGTGCCGACTGTCTTCCAACCCAAGTCGAGAACCAGCACACTGTTCTCGGGTGATAGAAATCCGTCAGGTCCAGCAAGTTGGTCGTTGCACATCTGCACCAGGGCGGCCAGTGGGCGTGCTGAGCATTCGGGGTAGTCGGTGATTTTGGTGTCGCCGTTGATGTATGAGATGACGTTCATGGCGCAGCCTTTCCCGGAGCCGGGCTGATGTGATCCTAGGGCGAGGCGAAGGGGGTGGGTGATGCGGTCGAGATCAATGGACATCGGGAGTTCCTTTTCTTTGTTTGGATGGGTCGATCTATCTCGGGGTGATGTGATACGTCTCCAGCAGAGCCCGAGCGATCCGACTGTCCACGATGCTCGGCACAGACCAGCCATGAAGATCAGCGATGCGCATCGTGAGATCTTCCTCGGACACCTCACGCTGCTGGCGCATGGCGGCGAGTTCTTCCGCGGTCGCTGTCTCCAGGTACTCCCTCAGGCTCATCCAGTCGTCGCCCGTGAGTTCGGCTTCCTCAGCCTCATCGCAGATGTCCTCAGCGAGGAGTTCGCATTCCACTGTGGGGCAGGTGCATTTGGAAGGTCCCGGCGCGGGGGGAGGCGGGGGAACCATGCCCGCGCCGGGACCAGTGTCACCCACCGAGACGGGTGACGGGTCTGCCGAAACCCGATGCCCGGCAGAGGCATGCAGCTTCCACGCGGCCTGGTGCATGTCACGGCACAGACCGCGAGTCATCTTGTGTTCAAAGCACCAGTACGCATCGTCGATCACCTGCATGGGCGACATGCCACCGCCGGGTTCGTGGACTTCTTCCTCAGCCTCCGCAGCCGCAAGACCATCCGCGTAGTCCAAGCCGAAATCCCGACCCAACGCATTGCTCATGGCCTGACGCTCAAGCTTGGCCAGCAACGGATCCACCACAGCACCCACCAAGGCGAGTCCGTCATGAATCACGTTGTTAAACAAACGCTCAACAAGATTCACCACTTGCTCCAACTCGGTCCGAAGGGGTGGGAATATCCCCACAGGAAGCACGCCATGGTCGGGCGGCTGTCATAGAGGCGGTCCCACAATGAACGCGGGGCCAGCGCCAGAAGCACCTGGGGAACCTGAGCGGCAACGACAACGGCCACGAGAATCCAGAGCAGACCACTCACGCTGTCTCCCCCAGTTCCTGCAGTCGGCACCGCAGCCGCGCGTTTTCCTCACGCAACGCATCCAGCTCCGCCGCTTCCTTCATCTGCCTGGCGTCTAACTCCGCCAACGCTTTCCACAACCCCGACGGACGAGTCACTTCACCCGGTACTGGAAGCCAAATTTCCTTGACCATCAACTCGCCAATCTCCGCCGCGACCGAGCCGACAACCCATCAACCAACGACACCGGTTCAACCGGATCCTGATGGGCTACAGACGGGCCACCCGAAAGCCACTGCTCAATATGGGCGTCCGTCATCACCCACACACTCCGCGACAGCTGCTTCCCCGGAATCTCGCCCTTCTTGAGTCGGCGCTTCATCCACCGAACCCGGTCCTTCATGTGAGGCAGGTACTTGTCTGCCACCTGCTCCACGGGGTACGCCTCGATCATCTCGCTCCCCCTTTCGGTTTCGACACAAACAGTGGTTTCTTTGGTTTCGACACAAACAGTGGTTTCTTCGGTTTCGGCCAGTGCTGCACCTTCGGCCTCGGCCTCGAATGAAAAGTCATGGCTTCATCGCGTTTCGGATGATGGTGAGCTGATCTATCAGGTCCGTGAGTTCATCAGCGGCGAGAAGGACATCGGCGTCATTTCGGTAACCGGCAACATTGAGGTAGGCCAGGTCAGTTCCGTCGTAGTTCCCTAGCCCGACGGTCACACCGCCGTGTGACTTTTTGATCAGACGCTGAGGTTTTGAGTAGAAAGAGAAGCTCATGATTCGGGCCACACAATCCGGCTGGAACGCTCAACCACCGCAGTAGCCCCATAGGACTCGAGAAGGTCAGCCCGCTTCTTCGCTGTCGAGTGCGACCCGTACACCTTGTTGGTTACCGGCCACACGAACTCGTCGGTGCCGAGGATCTGTGTGTAGTTGCCGCGAGGACGCCAACCAGGTGGCTGCCAGCCGGGAGTGGGGACCCAGTAGTCAGCTTCCTCATCGATGCACTCGAACGCACCCTCGGGGTAACGGATCACGCGGACCCGGTACAGGTATTCACCGGAGAACTTCATGCCGGGTCACCGCCTCGCAGTTCGCGCGGCAACTCCAGGGAGCCGTGATCACCCACGTACTTCGTGATCCGCTTCCACGCGTAGTCCTGACCAGAAGGGGTCAGCTTCCCGACCGCATACGCATAGCCGTTGCGGGCCACATCCTTATGGGTGAACGCCAACCCGCGCTTGAGCGCATCAGCAGTCGCGTGACCCGTGTCGGACCGCTCACCCCGAATGAACAACCCGATGTGCCCGAGGAACCGCAACACATCCGCCTGCTTGATCTCGATGCCCTGCTTGGTCCCCCACGCCTGGACCTCGCGGGCGAACTCCTGACGGTGAACATCCGAATCAGACCCGGTGTGCGCCTCAGCCTTCGCAACCAGCGGGGCGTCCCGTTCGATCGCGGCCGCCAACATCTTCTTCTCGGCCTCGACAGCGACGAGCTTGCGCGCGGTGTCCGCGAACATCTCCGTCATCGCCAACAACCCCTCAGGGGTGGTGATGTCCGGAATGGCCGGACGAGTCTCGGCCTCACGGGTCTTGACGGCGAAGTACTCCTGTGCGGCCGACACTTCCGGTTTGCGTGGATCGCCGTTCATTGCGATCAGGTATGCCGCGAACCGAGTGACGAGGAAGTCGGACTGCGGCCTGCCGGCGCCCTTTTTACTGACGGCAGTAAAAAGGGTCCGAACGTTGAAACCCTGGTTGTGGGCGGAAACCTTGGCGCGTTCGACGACTTTCTCGAAGTTCTGCCAGTTGTCGTACCCCATCTGCTCCATGAGCCAGCGGGCAGACCACCGGTCCTCGCCGCCCTGCGGGCACGGGATGCGTCCGGCGTCGAATGGTGACTGGTCACCGGTAAGCTGTAGTTCAGACATTTGAGCCTTTCCTCTCAGGTGTCTTCTGCCCTCACCTGCTGCACACAGGTGGGGGCTTCTTCTATGCGGCGGGGTTTTTCTGCTCTGCTGGCCGCTCCAATACGGAGACGGGAACCTTGAGCGCGACGGCGAGCTTCTTGGTGACGGTGGCGTTCGGCCACCGGTCACCGTTCTCAAGCTGGGAGAGGTAAGGGGCGGAAACTCCGCTTTCGCGGGACAGTTCGGCGGATGACCAACCTGTGCGCTCACGGATGACCCGGAGTTCCTGCCACACCCCGTAGGACTGTTTGACCATGCCGCCAACTGTACTGCGAACAAGTGCAAACCGCAAGAGTTCGCGCGCAGTTCGCGCCAACAATGCTGTGACCTGCAATGTTCGAAAACTACAAGCGCGTAACTGCAAAGAATCAGGGTTGTGCAAGCAGTGGACTTTGCACCTGTTTGCACGCGAACATGTAGGCGTGAACGAGAACAAGGAACACCGCGAAGACTGGCCATTCGGGCCAGAACTCAAGCGGCACAGAGAGCGCGTCGGGCTATCTCAGCGCGAAGCCTCACGGCGCACAACACCACCAGGCGGCGACAAGCCCGCCGTCAGCGCAGGACGGTGGAAGCAACTGGAAACGGGGTGGCAGATCAACAAAGGGACACTGATCCCAATCGGAACGACCGCATCCACCGTGGCCGCCGCTGCCCGAGCTGTCCAATGGGATGTCAACGAAGCTCTGGCGATAGCCGGATTTCAACAGTCAGACATTCCGCCGCCGCTACCCGAGCCGGCGATAGTCCGCTACTCAGACGACGAACTTCTCGCCGAAGTCCGGCGACGATTACAGGAGGCACGAAATGTCATGGAAACTACGCAGACGACGCGAACACCGCGCGAAACGCATCAAGACCAGGAGGAAGACCTAGGCGCCAGGCCCGGTGAACCGCCGCAACCGCGCCAGCCTAGGGCCAGCGAAACAGGCCCTGCGATCCACGCCCACGTCGCCAGGAGCGTCCGGGCGCGTCAACGCCGCAAGGACTAGGCGCGCCCGGTCCAGCGACCACATTGTTGGCGGGCACTCATCCATCGCGTTCAAAATCCGCGCCAGCAGAGTGTCGAGATCGTCATCAAACATGGGCTGCACCTACCGAAATGAACAACACCGGCCACCCCTCGCAACCGGATGCGTAGACGCTAACGGATCGTTGCCAAGATCGACACACGAAGCCCACAAATGGGAATATCACGATTAGATAACCGACAGTGCGTCACGTTTGCCAGCCCCTCACCAGAAAGCGCACACATCCATGAACAACAACACCAACGCAGTCTCGCCGGGAAAAGTGATGGCCGCCGCGCTCGGCGTCCTCGCCCTTGTCGCCCTCGTCTCCGCCCGTGGCGACAAGGACGACGACACCACAACGCAAGCCGCCACAACGCCAACCACCACCACAGCGCCAACCACCACCACAGCGCGCGTGAACCCGTATCGGACCATCCCCGGCGACGGCTACCACAACATGGGCGGCGCCGACGGATACGACTGGGGCACCTACACCGCCACCATCCCACCCGACTCCCCCGGCTGCACCTGGGCCATCGTCAGCGTCTCCGAGTATCGCGGCGGCGAAACACTCCGCGAAGGTGAAGCATCATCCGGCACCGTCCGCGCGAACATCCAACCCGACGGGGTGTCGTCGTGGACCGGCACCATCAACGGCGACCACCGCATCATGTTCCGCACAAGCGGCTGCGGAGCCTGGACTATGACCGAGTGAGGTCCGCAAACACAAAAAGGCGCCCTACCAGGATCTAGATCCCCTGGTAGGGCGCATCTGGGTCTTAAAAGTCCCCCAACAATCCGTCCATAAACTCCGCCGCCACCCGCGAACTCGTCCGATCCACATCCGTGTACGTGTCCACCGTGATCTGAATCGACTCATGACCCAGCTGGCGAGACACAATCGTCACCGGTGTCCCGCCCGTTAGCTGCCACGACGCATACGTGTGCCGCAAATCGTGCGGAGTCGGCCGCGGAACCAGACCAGCCTTCTCCACAGCCGGATTCCACACCCTACGCAGAAACCCCGGATACCTGACCGGTCCACCATCGGTATTGACGAAAACAAACTCGTTCGACAAGTCCAGCCGCTCCAACAACCTGGCCGGCACATCCACCGTGCGGCGGGACCGTTTCGTCTTCGGCGGCCCCAACACATACCCGGCAGACGAGTACTTCCACGCCTGCCGCACCCTGATCGTGGACGTCTCCAAATCCACATGCTTAGGCTGCAGCGCCGACACCTCACCCCACCGCAAACCGGTCGACACCATGAACTGAACCATCATCTTCCAGTGAGGTGTCACCGCGTCGCGGAGCCGGTCGAACTCGGCGTGGGTGAGCATGCGGATCTCGTCGTCGTCCTCAGCGTCCCCGCGGGGCAGGCGCCGGCCCGACGCAGGGTTGGTGGACAAGTATCGGGGGACGGCGGCGTTCAGTGCCCCCGATAGGAACCCGTATTTGTTGCGGAGGGTTTTCGGGGCGTGCCCGTTGCCGTCGCGGCCGCCGGTGGTTTCCATGACCTTCACCCAGCGGGCGATGTCCTCCTCCGACAGCTTCGACAAGGGGATGTCGCCGAGGTTCGGTTTGATGTCGTTGGCAAGGTACTGCTCGTACTTGTCGATGGTGTACTGCTCGACGCCGGTGAGGTGGTCGATGTGGTGCCGGATCCACTCAGCCACGGTCAGCTCCGACTTGGAGCCTCGGGGTGTGGGGTCGATGCCGTGCATCTCCAGGGCGCGTGCAGCACCGTGGGCGTCCACCGCGGCGGCGAAAGCGTCGGCGGCTTTGCGGTCGTCGAAGGTGAGGGCGCCTTGTGCGCTGCCTCTGCCGCCGAACCGGTAAGAGACCAGGTAGGCGGTGGTTCCGTCTCTGCGGAACCGTTCACGGACTGATGCCATGCCCCGGATTCTAGCCGAGGTGATGTCATTGGTGCTGTCAGATTTTGTTTTGCCTGTTCAGGTGGTGGAGCTAAGGGGATTCGAACCCCTTCGTATCGTGGGGAAATGGGCGTTTACCTGCGAAAAAACACCCGTGTGGTTCTGTTCCGACCTTTTTAGACCTGTAGCGACCTGGGAAAACCTGGAGCCGTGTTGTCAGTGACAACACGGACAACACGGTCCCCTGAATAGACATGAAGAAAGCCGCCCCCTTGCACCGGAGAGTGTGCAAGGGGGCGGCTTTCTTCACAATCCGAAGATTAAGCCAGGACGTAAACCAGCAGCGCGACGATCATCCCCGCCACGACCGCCAGCCACACCGACCGCCACAACTCCAACTGCGGATCACTCACCAGACGACTCATCCCAATAACGGTTCACCAAACCATCGGTGACATACCCCGCCTGACCTATAGGTGTGATCACAGTCGTAGCACCCAAGTCCATGCGGTCGCCGTCGATACGTTCCAACCCGACGACCACCACATAGTGGGCCACCTGCCAACCGTCGCCCATCGCGTCCAAGCTGGCTTGGATCGCGCCGCGAACAGGATCAGACATCACGACGAACCCACGCCTTGATCACGTCCCACAGGAATCCCACCGTCACACCGTGATCGAGGAACGTACACACACGAATATTCACGTCACACCCCCCGCACAACGCTCATGCGCTCAGGCTCAATGGACAACCGCGAATGCGCGCCGCAGCTGGTGCAGCGGCGCATCGTGTAGGTCAGCACGTTCGCCACATATCGGCGCGGAATCAACACGGTTTCACTGCCGCACCGGTTACACACCGTCAGCTTGTCCTCGCCGTCCACAAACAGCGCCGGATGATTCTTGATGTGCGGCCTCAGGAAGTCGTACAACCCCTGCGTGGCAATGACGTCACCAGCACAGTAGGCGATGAGACGTTCCCGGTCCACGGCGCTCTTCTCCGTCACGGCGCGTTCCATCGCAAACCGGTCGTAGCGATCAGTTTTCGCAGACAGCCCGACGATCTGGCAGAACGCATCCAACCCTTTGAACGGCGCCCCGGATTTGAACTCACGGCGCAACACCTTCAGCGTGTCCACCGTTTTGAACGGCGGCAGCGGCGGCAACCCAGCCTCGATGTGCAGGTCGCCTTTCAGCCACGGCACATCCGCCTCGTCGATGTAGTGCCCGACAACAATGTCAGCCTGCGACAGCAGATTATGCACGCGCCGCAGGAACCGTTTGCGGCCACCACTGTCCCATTCCGCGAGCTGAATGACCTCGGCGTCGTGGTACCACTTGGCGCACACGATCGTGGTGCGCGGCATTCGGGTCACCGTCTCGTACTGCACATACCGGTTCTTCAGGTCGCCCCTGTCCCACCAGTACTGTTCGGTGATCCCGGGGAGCCGTTCAACGTCGAGGATCAGAATTTTGTTGCGCACACCCTCGGATATGCGGACCTGACGTAGGTCGCTAGTCAGGGACATGATGGTTCCTCGCGTGGTGCCGCCACGCTGACGGATTCATGTCGGGCATGCCGTGTTTGATGAGTACTCGCAGCACGTCGGTGAACTGAACCTCACCGCGTTTGGCGGACTCCACCGCCGTGTTTATCTCTGCGCGTTCCTGTTTCGACCGGGCGCCCGCCCAGTCGCATGCGGGGCATGTGCGGGGTTGCAGGCCCGCGAGATCGGCCAGTAGTGACATTCGTGCGCCCTTCTTTCCTGGTGGTTACCGGTCGCGGCGTTTGTCGCCTTCGATTCGTTCCAGTCGTTCGGTTCGCAGCTCCTCCCGCAGTCCGCCGATGTCGCGTTGGATCTGTTTGAAGCCGTCGCGCACCAGATCGCGTATCTCGTCGAGGTCGTCACGCATGTTGGTGTTATGGGTGTTGACGGTCTGCTCGTGAATCTCATCGGTTTTCGCGTCGATCTGGCGTGCGCGCTCCCGGCCTTTGCGCTGCCCCCGAACGGTGAGTACGCCGACGATCCCTGTTCCGATGGCGGCGATGGTGGAGGGCAGTCCGATGATGAGCAGTCCTATCAGGTCGATACCGTCGTCAGGCTGGTACGCCGCGTTCACCGCTTCGCGCACCGATTCCCAGATCATGCGGTGGTGACCGCTCTAGTGGCCGACGCCGTTCCGGGGTTTCCGCGGCGTTCGGCGCCGATCGACATCAGCAGTGATACGACGGCCGCGCCGCCGGACACGGACAGCACCGATATCCAGTCGGTGGTCATCAGGTCGACTGCCCCGGCGCCGAGGGTGGCGATCGCGGTTTGGGCGAATGTGCGTATGGCCCGCTCGGCGGCGTCGATCCAGAATGAACGTGTCAGCATGGTTGCCTCCTATGTGCGTAGGTAGTCGATGGCGGGCTGGGGGTTGTAGTCCACGTGCGGGCCGGTGCGTTTCGCGAAGAACATGCCGGCGTCGAGGATCGCCCGGGTGATCGCGATCGTTTCCGGCAGCGGGGCTTGCGCGAGTTCGATCACTTGGGCCAGCAGTGAATCGGGGCCGGTGAACAGGTCGAGGTCGCGCACGATCTGCCAGATGGCGTTTCGGACCTCTTGTGTGTCGCCGGGTTCGGTGCAGGCGTACAGGTCGCCTTGGTGGGCGTAGTCGCGCCACCAGTCGGGGGTGTTGCGCATGCCGTTGGAGGACACGCCCTGGGTGTTGGATGGGGCCATTGGGGAGCCGCCGTGATCAGCCCACACGTGTCCGAGTTCGCGGTTCGGGTTGCCCCACGTGACCGCTTTACGCACATGGGGTTTCATCCATTGCAGGGAGCCGTCTTCGGGTGCGATGTGGTTCATCCACAGCTCCGAGAGGACCACCGCGCCTTGCGAATAGCCCGCCAGTGCGGTCCCGTGGGTTTCGATGCGTTCGCGCCACCGGTTGGCCTGGTTGTGCGCCTCGGTGATTCCTGCGGTGATGGATCGGCCCATCGGGAACGGTGCGGCGGGGTATCCGATGGGTTGCCACAGGTATTGGTCTTCGACGGCGCGTGCGGTGTCGGCGTCGGGGCCGACCCACCAGGGCACGCCGGTGCCGCACACGGTGAACAGGACTGGCCGGGTGTCGATGACGGGCCGGGATAGATACCCCATGACGTACTTGGTTTCGGCGTCGATAATCCCGGGGATGTAGAGCCCGTCGCGCAGCTGCCCAGCCGTGTTGTACCGGGATTGCATCTCGGCGACTGCTGCCGTCATGGCCTCGTCATAGAGCGGGGTATCAGCCAAATCGCCCGCGTAGGAAGCGAACTTGCGCCGCATGAACGCCTTGATCTTGCGGATCTCGTCGGAGCTGTCCCCCGCTCCGAGGCCGACATACTGGCCGTCGATCCTCATTGGGCACCGCCGAGTGTGATCTCTCCGTGCTCTATGGCCCCTTGTAGATCAATGATGTCTGTCCGCAGGTCGGCTACCGCGTCCACGAGGGTTTTTCCGCCGAGCTGCGGCCAGCCAGTGAGGTTGTATCCGCGCAGTTGCCGCAGAATCTCGACGAGGATTTCGCGGTCGGTCCAGTCGTCCGGGAAGCGTTTCACCTTGGGCGGTTCAGGCTCGGTCTTGCCACCGTTGGCCCAGTGGTTGACCCGTTCGGTGAAGTAGTCCCACGGGAACCAGTCTCCGACGTCGGTGTGAGTGCCCCACTTGAACACGTCGGTCACCCACCGGTGGTCCGAGATGCCAGGTCGCCCATTCGTATATGGCGGTGGCACCACGAGCGGGGTGAAGCCGTACTTCTTCGCGTCCTGCACCGCGAGGTAGGCTGCGACGTCGATTGCGTTGGACTGCTTCATCCACTGATCCCGCATCCAGGATGCTCGCGACCCCGCGAAGCACAGGTTGATGCTGATGCTGTTGGCGTTGCCCACAGACCAGGCGGCGCGGTCGGTGTCGACGCAATCGACCACCGTCACACCACCATCGGACGCTTGGGAGATCGTGTAGTGGTACGAGACGCCGTTGCCGTTCTGGAACCACTTCGCCAGGTTCTCGGCGGCAGCGTCCCCGCCGCCGCCTTCTTGGGTGTGGATCAGGAACATGGTGGGCTTGCCGCTGCGGGCGCTGTTGTTGTTCGACCAGATGGGGAACTCGTTGTACGGCGGGCGGTTTTCGGGCATGGCGGTACCTCCATCGGCGGGCCAGTGCTTGTCGAGGTATGGGGTGACGGTGGCGATGCGTGACTTGATTTCGGTGAGGTAGGCGCGGCGGCCGTTGGCGTACCAGTAGTCAGCGCTGGGCCAGTTGGGGGCCTGCTGCATCCAGCAGATGTTCAGCCATATATCGGTGCTGGCACCGGGTTTGGCGCGCCACACGTCGAGCTTGTCGAAGAAGCCTTTGATTTGGGCTGCGGCACCGTCGAAGCGGTGTGGGTAGGAGCCGTCCTGCTGGGCAATGCCGTAGGTGGTGTGGGTCGGGTCCCAGATGGTGTCGTTCCAGCCGGACTCTTGGTAGAAGGTGGACATGACCGCCAGGCATTCGCTGCGGGTGTAGCCGCGCGCCTTGGCTTCGGCGATGGTGATTTGGGCGACTTGATCTTTCGTGGTCACCGTTTGCTCCCGAGGATTCCGCCGAGGACGGGGATGGATCGGAGCGCGCCGTCGATGATGTTGATGACCTGTTCTGGCAGGTTGGTCAGGTCGGGGAGTTTCGCGACGATCTGGTCGTCCAAGTTGGACAGGTCGGGTAGGTTCTCGGTGATCCTGTCGGCGATGCGGTCAGCGATCCTGTCGGCGAGTGGTCCGAGCAATTTGAGCAGGATGATTCCGAGACGGTCCATGTCCGGGGTTCCTTTCGGGGCATAGAAAAACCCCGCGCACCAAGTGGGTGGCGGGGCTTTTTCTGGGGGTGGGTTTAGAAGTAGAACAGGGTGTCGCGTTCGATGAAGAAGTCGATGGCGGGGTTGCCTGTGGCGAACATCCAGGACAGGACACTGGTGAGTGCGATGCCTCCGAGGAGTCCGGTTCCGAGAGCCCCGGCTATGCGTTTCACAGTGCACCTGCTTGGCAGGGGCTTGGTCACGGCAGCCTCCTGACCGTGACGCGGGACGTGTCGATCAGGTGCCTGCGACCTTGGTCGTCAGCGACAGTCAGGACGGTTCCTGTGGTGAAGAGGACTGTTGCGTTCCAGCCGGCGGGGCCGCGGGATTGAACGTGGATCTTCATGGCGGGTCACCAGGTGTCGGTGGTTTCGACGTGGTGGCGGCCGCCGCCGCAGTGGCGCACGCACTTGTATATGTGTTTGGTGCCGTCCATCTTGGGTGTGCCGTCGGCGTGGGTGGCGTATGTCCAGTCGGCTCCTGCGCCGCCGCTGCCGGTGGCGCATGCGTGCTTGTAGATCTGCCCGTGGCCGGTGCCGTGATTCGCGCAGTGGGCGGGTGCGGCATCAGCGACTGCGGGTATTCCGAGGGCGAGTGCGGCGATTGCGAAGACAGTCGCGGTGGTGGTGCGTAGCATTGGTGGGCCTCCTGTTGGGGGTGGGCCGCCTGGCGGGGTTGGTTTCTCAGGCCTTTCGCCCCGCTGGGCGGTGTCTCAAGTTGATGGGACCACTGTATAGCCGCTACACACTGTCTGTCAACTGCGTATAACGTGCTACTATTTCCCGTATGACCCTCGCTGATCGACTAGCACAGAACCGTGTCAAGCGGCAGAAGGTTGCAGCCGAGATGGGCGAGCTGACCAGTGAAATGTTCGACCTCGTGAAGGCCGCGTACGCGGACGGTATGCCCGCCCCGGAGATCGCCAGACAAGCAGGCATCACCAGAGGTCGGGTGTACCAGATCATTCGCGGCGAGTAGGGGTCACTCCCACTCGATCAGGACGTATCCGTCACCGCCCGCTCCGCCGTAGCGACGAGCATTAGTCCTATGACCGCCACTTCCGCCACCGCCTCCGCCGTATTTACCTCCGTTACCGCCGTGACCGGTGGTTGTGGACCCGCTGTTGTTGCCACCGCCACCGCCTCCTCCAGCGCCTGGGTTACCGCCGGTTTGGTCGGCGGCGCTGGACCCGTTGGCCCCGGCACCGCCCCGCTCCCCTCCGGTACCGACCGCGGAGTTACCTCCTCTGCCCCCGGGAGTCTGGCTATTGGAGTCCGAAACCCGGCCGCCTCCGCCGCCGCCCGCACCTGCACCGCTCGGGTTATCTCCGCCATCTTCCGCAGAGCCTGACGACGCGGCCCCCTTACCCCCGGGCGCGCCGGGGATAACGACGGCCCCGGCAACCCCGGAGACGACGCTCGTCAGGCTTCCAGCGCCCCCGGACACCTGCGTACTGCTACCGGACAGCGCGACCGCGCCGCGCGCCCCTCCTCCTGCGATCAGCGACACAGATCCGGACAAGAACGAGGACGATCCCCCGTCGGTGCCGCCAAATCCTGTCGAGCCTCCACCGGTATACGCCCCGCCGAGTCCTAAGACGACGCTGTAGGAGGAGCCCATAGCCTCGCGGGGTACCCACACGCGGGGAATCTTTGCCCCACCCGCTCCGCCGCCGCCGCCGCGGCGGTAGGTATCATCGAAACTCTGGTAGCCCGCACCGCCCCCGCCTCCGCCACCGACCAGGGTCACCCAGCAGCCCGAAGCGCCCTCGGGCACCGGCTCATCGATCAGATCCTCGTAGCCAGGGTCTTCGCTGGAGATCGTGAACGGTTCGAACGACGGCCACACCTTGTCAAAGCTGGTCCCGTTCCACGTGTACAACTCAGGGTTGACGAACGCCGACCCGTTCCACACTTTGAACGCGGTGGGGTCAACGAACGCCGTGCCGTTCCATACCTTCATGGCGTCACCACGTACAGCACGCCAGCTGTGCCGGTACCAGGAAGGGTGGTGCCCATCCACATCCCGGACGCGCTGCCGGACTTCTGCACCGACGAATCCGCTTTACCCAGTGAGGTTTGCACATCCGAAGCCAGCTTCGATTTCGCAATCGCCGCGCCGGTATTGATCTTCGCGTTGGTGATCGCACCGTCCTGAATCTTGGCCAGGGTCACCGAGTTGTCCAAGGGTGTCCGCTGGTCCGACAGGCGCGAATCATTACCAACACACACCGTGGAACCACTACTACCCACGGGGATGCGACTAATGCTCAGCGTGCCCGACACCACATCAGAAGCATCCACCTGAACATCCAACTCGTTGGTCGCGTAGTAGTCGACGATCCCGTGGATCTTGTTGTCCAACTCCGGCTGCAAAGCCTCCAGGGCTGCATCGTTATCCGCCGCGCCAGCAATAGCCGCGCCAGTAGAGGTGACATCGGTAACATCGGCCAAAACGTGGTCGTGGGCGAGGTCGGCCTTATCGTCCAGCCCCTCATGCGCCCCTTCGATACCGTCCTCGATGTGGTTGAGACGATCCGCCGACAACGGGGTGTTCGTCGAGGGAACGTTCTCCCACGACTGCTTCGAATAAGCCATACCAACCCCTCCTAAGGTTGCGCCCGCAAACCCCTCGGCACCAGGCACGAATAACCGTCACCCGGAAGCACCGCGAGGGCAGTGTTGATCATTTCGGTGATCGCCGAAGACCGATCCAACACGGTCGCCGGGGGCCGCCCCTCGGCGGTGACCTCCCACCCGCCAACCACGCGGGCGGCCTGCACAATCAACGTGCCGTCACGGTCAAACAAGCCCATCATGTCGTTGCCGAACGCGACGATCTGATGATCAGTTTTGATGTTCAAAACAGTTCCCCTATCCAGGATTTCAGGCGACTATGCGGGGCGTCACGGAGATGCTCGCCCCCGAACCGGACACCTCCACGTCACCGTCGTCGAAAGCTTCCGAACCGACGAACGTGCCCGACGAGCTGGCCGACCAGATGCCGCCCTCCACGTAGGTGCCTGCCGCCACGAAGATTTCAACCTCGTCGCCGGTGTTGGTGCCCGTGGAGCCCGACGTCCACGACGTCTGCTCCCGCGCATATCCACCACCCGTGGCTTCATTCGCCCCTGTGGTGCCGGCAGCTCCGGTATGCACACTGATCCAGTCACCGAGACCGGCGATAGCGTCCGACGCTGCTTTGTGAGTTGCGTTGGGAATACCCATGATTGTTTCCTTTCGGGTTATACGGGATTGAGCGGGACCGCCATGGCGGCCCATGTGCCCGACGAGCTTGTCGCCGTGAAGTTCGTGGCCGTCGTCGCGTCGCTGATGGTCAGGATCGGGAACAGGCCCGAACCCGAGAATCGGTTCGTTCCGCCAGAGGGTGTAAACGTCCGGTTCCCCATGTTGGCGAACGAAACGACTACCCGGCCACCGTCTCCAGGCGCGGACGCCGACAGGCTTGCCGAACCACTGTTTCCGTATGACTTCTGCACAGTGCCGGTGGTGGTCGCGTTCAGATACGAGGCCGCGACAGCGCCCACCCACCCGAAGCCGGTGGGCTTGTTGACCGTCACCTGCTTGGACCCGCCAGCAACACCATGAATGACATACAAGTGTTGCGAACCTTCGCCAGCGTTATTGTTTAGAGCCTGGCTGCCGATAAGCGTCATCGCTGATCCGTCGTAGGTGACAGAAGCGATCGTGTCGCTGCCCTGTACAACCAGTGACACCAGTACCGACGCTCCGGCGGTGGCCGTGTGGTTGAACGAGAACGTCGACGTCGCTTGCTGGGACATGGTTACCGCGTCGAACGCCACCGGGTCAACACCGTCATTACCCACAGCGTCCATACCGATTTCCGGGGTCAACATCAGCTCGAACTCGCGGTAATACCGCTCCGCGCCGGACATTCCAACCTGCGGGGACAGTTCGAGCCCGAAGCCCTTCGTGAACCCGAGTGCGGTACCCATGCCGACCTGCGGGTCCAGTTCGATACCGAACGACCGCGCAAACTTCGGCGCGGCCTCGAACCCCAGGCTCGGCGTGAACGACAACCCGAAACCGGGAGACTGCGCGCGCGGCGTCGGGAACAGCGACACCGACGGATACAAATCCTCGGACGGAAACACCGGCTCGAACGCCGCCGGACCACGCATCGCGATATACGGCGCGAACACCAGACCGAACGACGCCTTGCTGTGGCTGGCCGCCCCCATCCCCAGCGAAACCGGCACCGACAAACCGAAACTCGCACGGTTGTGCGCCACAGCGGACATGCCGATCTCGGGGGTGAGGGTGACGCCGAACTCTTGTTTCGGACCGCCGTAGCGGAATCCCACCTCAGGAGTGATGGTGACGCCGAACGAGACGTGGGACTCAGCCCACCAGCCAACAGCCACGCTCATCCCCCAATCTGCAAGTTCACCGCCATGCCAGCCCACCTGTTCGGCTGCGCCGATGTAGCGCTCACCGTCCCCGTCCTCGTGGTTGTGTTGACACACAGGGGCGGGGCGATCCCCGACTGCTCCGCGCGCAAGCGCGCCCCCAGAATCGTTGTCAGCTTGGACGACGACACCCCCCCGGCCCCGGCCGAGAACGCCTGCAGCGTCACCCCGCTCGGTACCGTCACCGACTGGCTGTGCGCAGTACCGTTGCCGTGCGCGAACGTGGGGGTTCCCACGGACACAACATCGTTGAATGAAATGGCATACGCACTCACCCAGCCCGGGCCGGTGGCCTTCATCTGGCGAGCAACGCCGGAGCCTGCGTTCTCCATGCGGAAAATCGCCAGGCCCCCATTCGCCGGATCGCCATTGTGCGAAACGGACCCGAGAAGTACACCGCCGGCGCCGCCATACGTGGCCGACGGGGCTGAGCCCGCGCGGTCCCACGCCACCACCGCGAACACCGTAGCCCCCTCGGAGGCCTTGAAGTTCACAGTGGCGCTACCGACACCAGCCCCAGCCCCCGACACGGCATCAAACCCAACATCCACCGGCTCCGGCGGCACCGGCCAGTTCTGGTCATTCGTAATCGTTCCGGGATACAGATACTCCGCCACCCGCACCCAAATTCGCGTATAGCCCGCGGCCGGGGGGTTGGAGGTATTCGAGTTCTCGTGCAGCGTGAATGTCGCACCCGAGTCCCGCTCAAAGAAAATCGTGGACGACCAGCCACCCGAAAAAAGTCCCGGATGCCCGAACCACGTTCCGAACGACTCTATCCCGTACCCGTAGTAGTACTCGGAAGGAATGTAGAACCCGTTCGCGTACGGGTCCCACCCCGTGGGATGCTTCCAGAATGTTGACAGCCACGCGTCATACGACTCGGGCGACAGGCCCATCGCGTTGTCCCGCAACGCCTCCGCGAACTTCGTGTAGTCGTTGATGTTCGTCGCCAGCGCCCCGGCAGCGTCGAGGAAGTTCGGGTTGAACGTGTCAGCGATCGACGCTGGGGGTGGAACTGGACCGATCGGCGGCCATGACGTTTCCGTCAGCCCAAGAGGGTCTATGATGTCTTCTTTGAAGATCTGCTTGATCGGCCGATGGGCCGGGTCAACAATCTCTAGAACCATCCCGATCAGCGCAAAGTTGGAGTTCGTATACAGGTAGTCGGTGCCGGGATAGAAATTTGACGGCCCTTTCATAGAGCCCAGGAAGTCCTTCGCGCCCGTCCATGGCCACGTCGGAAACAGCGTGATCCAGAGCGCGTTGATACCCGCCGTATACTCCGCGATACCTGACCGCATGGACAGCATGTGCCCCATCGTGATCGCGGTACCGTTCGGAATCCCCGGAACGTACTGCTCCAGAGTGTCATCCAGCGTGATCAACCCTTTGTCGACGGCCTGGAAAAACGCAATCGCGGTGAACATCTTCGTGGAGGAACCCATGCGGAAGTGGTCATCCAACGTCAACGGGCGAACCGTGCCGCCCACGGTGGTGCCATACGCCTTCGCATAGTTCCCGCGCGGACCGGTGATCTGCAACATCACCCCCGGCTGGCCGGTCTCCGCGCGGGACTCCTCCACAATCAAATCCACCATCGCCTGGTCCTCCGGCGACAACAAATCACCCGCAGTGTGCGCGGGAGTGGTGAACTCGTAGGTATCCGACGGGTCCGACAACCAGCCGGCGTTGTCCACCGTCTTCACATAAAACTCGTACGTGGTGTTCGACTTCAAACCGTTTGTCCCATACGGCGGCAACACCGGGTCGGGATTCAACTGAACGAAATCGCCCGAAGCGTCCTTCTCTTTCGCGTAAACGAAATACCCTTTGATTGTCATACGTCTGTTGCTCCAGACCACGTAATCGTGATAGTGCTGAAAGTTGAATCGACCAGCTCCACCAACGTGGGGGGCGTCGGGGGCGTCAAATCCGGGTCAGGGTCAGGCAGCGGGTCGGGCCGGAAGAACACCCAGCCGCCACCAGGAGCGCCATTGCCGCCGGACTGAAAGGCCGCCAACGAGCCCTTGCCGCCGTTACCGGCACCACCAGCCGGCGCACCGTGGCCGCCCATGACCTTCTGGTCAACGCCGCCCACATAGTCCTGCTCGTTGAACGTGAACGTGCCCGGGCCTCGGCCAACAGGTTTCGACAAGAACCCTTCAGTGGTGCCCGCCGCGCCGCCCTCGGCGACAATGGAATACGTGTCACCCCCGGGCGTGGAGATAGACAACGTGGTGTTCCCACCGGCAGCGCCGTCACCAGGACCGCCCACGCCGCCAGCGCCCGGGTCGAGGGTGATGATGGCGTTGTCGCCGAAATGCTCACCGCGCACCCATGTGGTGGCGTTGAACTTCCCAGGCTGACCGGCCTGACCGTTGATGCCCAATGCCCAGCCTTGTGCACCACCACCACCAGCGCCCACCGCAACCGGGTCGATGTAGTTCACCCAGTTCGGAACCGGGAACACCGTGGCCGCGGTGCCAAGGTAGACCTTCAACGGATCGTGATGGTCACCGCCGGAACCTGTATCCACGGCGATACTCACCCACGGCACATCGCCCGAGCGGGTCACCGACGCCTTCGCAATCGACGACGGCGGGCTATCCGGCGACGTGTTGTTTCTGGTGGCCGCCAGCGACACAATCTGCGACGTCGGATGATTCGGCAAGTCCGCCACGCGGCCACGCACATAATGCGTACCGCCCACCGGGACAAGCTCATAGGCGTACGCCTCAGACGCCACCACGGGAACCGGGTCATCCAGCTCGTAGGAGATGAACTCCCCGGGGGCGGCCGTGCCGCCCAAAAGCCCCACGATGTTCGGGGAATGGTGCACCAGCGTCCAGTCGCCCGACGCCAAGTCGACCTTCCAGATGTTGACGTAGAACTCGGTGATCCCTGAAAGGCCGTAGCCGATCCACGACACCACGCCAAGCGGCATCGACTCTTCGATCAGGTCAACACCGATGAGCGAATTGCTCTGCGTGGCCTCCAGCCACGTCGTGACGTTCGACAGCGGGAAGTTGGACCGCTCCGACGGCAACAAACCACTATCGACGGGCTTGTTGGTCCTGATGCCAAGGATGTCCCACGAGAACAACCCCAAGCTGGCGCGCGAGGCGATCTCCTGCAACACGTTGAACAGGTCGGCGATGCCAGCACCAATACCCGGAAGGCCTACCAGGCCACCGACAATGCTGTTGACGATGTTCTCGATGGTTTCCCGCAGATTCTCCGGGCCGAGCATGCCCGCGATTGACTCCGGGGAGATGTTGCGCAAAGCGTCGAACAAATCCTCCAGCGTGTTCTCAACGGTCTGCACGCCGCCGCGGATCGCCGACACCACTGTGTCAATCGTCAACTGCACCCGGGCCAACAAGGTTTGCAGAATCTCCGGAAGACCCTCGACCCACGACTGCTGAATAACGCCGGTCTGCTTGACCTCGGCGTCATCCCACCAGAACGTGCCCGCAGCGGCGTCTTCGGTCACCACGAACCGGGTCTGCACACCAGTCACCCCAGCGGGCACCCGATACTCCCCCGACAGCTCCTTACCGGGCCACGCCAAGTTCGCGTCCTGGGGGGCGTACGCGTTCAAATCCACAGGGGGCTGTGCAACGCCGTCGATGTACGGCACCAGCTGCAACCGAATCGGCGCGCCCGTGCCCACATACCCCTCATGCGACACAAACACCCGGGCAGTGATTGTCTGCCCTTCGCTCACCGCGAAGAAATCGCCAACATTCTGCCCCGACCGCAGCGCCTTCAACGTGCCATCGGCAATAACTTTCGCCGCGCCAGTACCATCCCCGCTGCGAGAATGCGACGGGTCTACAACCCAATCCGCGTTATTCCCCACCGACCCCTCGGGGAACTTCGGGGCAGGAAGAATGTTCGGTGCTTGGTTTGATATGCCACCGATCGGCAGGATCGTCAATAGACTGGGCAGCAAATTGCGCAGCGGCGCAAGGATGATGTTCACCAACTGCGCCGCAGCCTGAAGCGGGTTGAAGTTTGGGCTGTTGAAGTCGATCGACTGGAAGAAGTTTCGAACGTTCGTGAAGAACTGGGTCAGTTCCTCAACCCCGCCACCCACAATGCCGGTGATCGCCTCGATAATGTCCCTGGGGATGTTCAAAGCCCAATCACGCAACTGGTCGAACGATGCCTCACCAGGGATGAACACCCCAGCGACCGCGCGCACCACCCACGCCAAAAACTGCTCGATGAACTGCTCACCAATCTCAAGCAGCTGCTGAACAGTGAACGGACGCTGCCACTGCAACGCCGACTGTTCCGGGTGAATACCCGGCTCAGACGGCACCGCATGAGCCCACTCCGGCAACGGATCAAACGATGACGTCATGACAGCGGCCAAACCTCAACCGAAAACATCGACGTAGAGGCAGAAGTCGTGTACGTCACCGACCCCGCCTGACGTTCACACCGGAAATAGATCGTCGCCGGTGTACCGGCCGCCACACGGTCAAACCCATCCGATGAGCCCGCCGCAGGTCCCGAAACAAGCGTCAGCCGCTCCGATTGCGCCACACCGGGGCACCGGCCGATCACGTTGCCGCCGGTCTCACCGTTCAACCGGGCCACCAAATCAACCCGAACATCCGCACCCTCACCGGTGACCACCGTGTACCCCTGCACACGCGGCCGCCAATCAAACGGCTGCGCCGGGATCGACACCTGAGCCAAAGTCGAGTTCGCGTTACCCGATGCAGTGTTGTTGATCGACGCCGGAACATACCGGTCCCCCACACGCTGCGCTGCCAACACAAACCCATCAGCAGTCGAATTCACCACCGGCACCTGACCCGCAACCGGCGACGGATCAACATCCGTCGGGTCCCACACCGCCTCACCGTCATCCCCCTTCGGACCCTTACGGACCATCGGATTCAGCCGGTACACACCAGGGCCGGACTCGCTGGGAGGAGTCAGTTCGGTCCATGACCACGTGAGCGGGGTCGGATCGTCAGCCTCAAGCTCTACCGGCTGAATCGGCCCAGTGTCGATGACCGCAGGCTGGCCCGCCGGCCCCTGGGCGATGGCGGGCACACCAACACCGATACCGCCCTGCGGACGCAACTGGAGGATCGCCGCACCCGCCGTAGGATCGACAGGAATCTCCACGATCCCCTCAAACAAATAGTGAGTCCCAGCAGGATTCAAGGGCCACGACATAAGGTCACGCTCCATTCACATTGGGCGAGTTACAGAAAGAAAGGACGACCGCTGCTTATCCCTGAGGTGACAGCGTGAGGACCGACAACGTTTCAAAAATCCCCGTGATGAACCGCTGATGCTTCGCCAACGGGGCCTCCGACTTGCGTCCATCCCCCAACTGCGCGATCACCTTCCGCTCATCCTGGGAAACCCGCCACATGACGTTTTCGATGTAGTCAGTCACCATTCGGGTACGTGACATGAACACCAGCGACATCAGGCCGCCGCGAAAAACGTCCCGACCCAACGCATACTGGGCACCGTTGCGGAACTGCACCGTCGCCGTCGTCTTGCCCTGCGAATCAAACAAGGCGTTGATGAATGCGAACACCGTTTCGATGTTGTACGGCGCTGATGCTGTCGGATAGAACCGCTCGATCGCCGGATGGTACGGGCCAACTTCGTCACGGCGGTCGTAATGCTGAATCAACTGGAACGCCAGGAAGCTGTTGTTCAGGAACCCCGACAGCAGATCGGACGGTATGCCGGTGAATCCAACAACGATCATCAGCGAGTCGATTAGCCATGCGAAGGTGGCATTCATCAAGTCGTTCAACCACTTTGGGCTACGGCCACCAATAATGTGCTGCCAACCCTCAGGTGTGTGGTCAGTGATCGTGCACGCATCGATGCCGGTGTCCTCACCCGGCTCGGGGGCCACGAAATAGGCGTATGGCTGCTCGAAATCCACACCCAACGCGGGCGCATAAAACACGCCGTCCATGCCGGGAACCTGCTTGATGACAGGTTTGAAGATGTCCCCCAGCGACCCGCCAAGGTCAATCGTGGTGCGCAGCACCGAATCGAGCACGGTTTTCGTCGGACCAGTGATCTGCGACCGGTCCACTGTGGAAAACACGTAGGTAGGCTGGTCCAGGTTCGCCCACCTGTCAGGCTGCGGATCACCTGGAAGCCACAAATCCATGCGGGTATCCACACCGTACGACTGGGTAACGTCCTTGATGACGGCCTGAACGGTTTCCATCCGCACTGTGCGAGCCACCATCGGCGACGTGTCCAGCAGTGGATTGGTGCGTGACACATACACCGGGGTTCGCAGCATGCGGGTGAACGCCTGGACCGACAGCCCGTCCCGCGACAGGGCTTGCAGAACGGTGCCGAACCATGCCCGGATATCCGGGTTTAACGACAGTCCGTTGTTGATGAACTCCAGCCACCCGGACTGCAACCGCAGAGCGCATTCTGCGACCATGTTCTCCACGACGGTTTGCAGCGCCCACACGAAGATCGCGTGCGAGAACGGCTGTGCCTGAATCGGCAGCCACCACGACGGCCAAATCACGTAGTAATTGAGGATGTCGCGGATACCGCGCAGTTCAGCGGTGCCGGTCCATGCGCTGTCGCGGTACTCGTAGGTGTGGTTCTTCGTGTAGAACGCATACCGCAAACCGGCTGTCTCGACGATGACACCGACCATCGTCTTTTTGCAGTCCATGAACAAAGGGATGAGAGGGCTGTTCCCTTTGAGGACGATCCGGCCGGTTTCAACATCGTTGCGCGGGTCAGCACCCGACGCCTCGATCAGGTCGCCACCGACAGCGCCCATCGGCTGCCAAAACTTGTCGCACACCGTGAACCGGAACGACGTGTCTACCTTCGATTTGCGTTCTGTCAACGCCCGCGCGGTTCGTGCGATCCTGTTGGGGTCGCCGGACTGGAGGGCGGATTGCCATGCGGCTGTTTCGCGTTCAAACTTCGACAACCGTCATCCCCTCCTTTCCTCGGTTCACAGGCGCCACAAATTCACCCACTACAGGGGCTACATCGGGTAGCGGCGCAACGGAGTCCCCGAAAGAATCACCTTCGAGTCAGCGTTGCCACCAACAATTTCTGTCTTCACAAAGAACTGCTGCGCCGGTTCGCCAGGTGACTTCGCGGGGATCGCCGCGTTCTCACTGAACCGGCCCGACAGGTACTTATAGAAATTGCCCTGCGGGGGAACAATCCCGAACAGCGACCCAATCTGGTCGGTGAACGCGTTCCGTTCCGAGAAGAACGACAACAACGACTTCACCGCCTGCTGGAAAATGTTCAACTCCTGCGGCGACGGCGGCACCGACGTCAAATCCTGCACCAACGTCGTCTGTGAGCGCGGGTCGGTACGTAGGAACACAATCTGGTTGGGCAGCAGCGGACCAAACTCCACATACTCATCCGCGCCGGGACCGTCATACAACCGGAACGTGCCCGGGCCAAACAAGGTCGCGTCCCAATACATCGGCTGGTCGCCAACATTGACCATCGACACAAACCCCGACTGGGTGACATTCGCATTGTCGCCCGCCGACACTTTCCGCACCGGAGCTGGTGTCGCCTGCGTGATCAACGCGCCACCGGCCTGCATACCAAACCCGATTCCCCGATAATCCGGGCCAAGCTCGCTACCAGTGCCGGTTTCCTTGTGCGACAAGATCGGCAACCCATTGCGCAACACTTTGAACATGCGCGGATCGCCCTCGTACCCGGCAACCAGGGTGAACTTCTCCCCAATCAGCGGGGCCACCAGAAGTGGCCGCTGAAACATCACCGTCTGCGAGAAGTTGTTGAACCTCGACAGCTTGATCCAGTTGCCCTGCACCCGCATGCGGATGCCATTACCGTCCCAGTCTCCGTTGCTGTCGCGGCCCATGCGAGCCCACAGGTCGTTCGCCCCACTATCAGGCAGGCTCCACTCTTGGAACCCGCCGAGCACCATCGACACCACTTGGTTGTCGGTGTCGGTGTCGAAATCTTTGTACGGGCCGCACACCACCTCGCGGGTATCCGTTGTCAGCGGGTCGTCCGGGTCGTCCCGCCACCTGGCTTGGTCCCCATTGGCGTAGATGTATCCGCCGCCGTCACCCTCGTAGTACAGCGGCCAGTCCGCGCCGAGGTCCTGCGTGCCCGACGTGTCGTAGTTGAACGTGTCGGTCATCGACTCGTACTCGAACTGGAAACTCGCCGTGTAGTCGTAGGTACGCCAGAACCCCGAATCGGCCCGCAGGCGCAGGCTTTCACGCTGCCGCTTGCCGATCTCCAGCGGTGCCTGCGGGGCGCCCTGGAACCACCTGACCGGCGCCCACCAGTGCCCCATGTCGTGGGTGAGGAAGTTCAACGTCGATTCCTGCTTCGCGTCGATCGACGCGATCAGATCGCGGTAGACCCTGCGCGTCCACTTCGGCGACCGGCCACGGCATTCCACCCCCACCTCAACCTCAATCGGGTCGTAGAGCGCATCAATGTTCGTTATGCCGTCCTCGGTGGCGCCCTTCTGGTCGATGTGCTTCCACGGCGGGATCAACCCCTTGAGTGAGGTGAGGTGCACCATCTCCGGGGCCGCAACCCGGTCAGGGACTGCCATCCCGCCCATCATGTGGAAAGTGATCGACTCGTCGTAGGCGTCGAGCCACATCATCGGCTTTTCACCCTTGGCGAGGTCATACCATCCGTGCGGGGTTACACCAGTGGCGGGGTAATGCTTCTTAGCCATTTACCCTCCCGGCATGACGTACTGGTTTTGCAGGTGATACGCGATGTCGCGGCCAGTGCCGTCTTCGGTGGCGCGCTGGTTGTTGACCGTGATGTTCGTGTCGCCACCCTGGTTGACTTGGGTTTGACCCTGGCCTGTGGCTTGCGGGTCGATGTCCTTGCGCTGCTGGGATGCTTGGCCGGCCAGGTTCGGCAACGCGGGAGCCGCACCAGCAATCCCCCCGGCAATGCGGGTGATCCAGTTGTTGTTCGCCAAATCCGATCCGCCCGTGGGCAGGAACGTTTCCATCAACCCTTGGGCGCCGATCGCGGCGACCTGGCCGCCGTACTCGATGGCACGGTTGATCAGCTTCACCCCAGTCTGCGCGGCCTGACCCGCACCTGGTGCCATCGCATCCAGTGCCATACCACCGGCCTGCACCGCCATGCCAAGCGCACCACCACCGTCCATGCCGACACCGCCGGAGCCGGACCCGGCATACGGTGCGACGTTCGCCCCGATGTTGGTGGTGTTCGTCGGCCCACCGGTGAACAGGCCTTGCGGTGCGCCAGCGGCCATCGGGCCGCCACCGCCGCCCGTGGTGGGCAGCGGGGCAGGATTCGTCGCCCACGCACCCGACGACACCGGAGCCGGCGGGTTATTCAACGCAGGGTTGGTGTTCTGCGGGCTGTACAACCCCGGCGCGCTAGCAGTCGCCGCCGACCCGCCAGGGACCGACGTCACCGGACGGTAATACCGCGACGTCAACGACGGATCATCCGCGCCCGTGCCGCCGATACCACGCCGCGCGGCAGCGGAATCGCTACCCCAGTTGAACGGCGTCCCACCAGGCAAGGTGGCTTGCATATGCGAGGGGTTGAAGGCGACACGGAAATCACCCGGACCGCCCATGCCCTTGACGAATCCACGCGCAGTCAACCACTCGTCCGCATTGTGGGTCGACATGCTCGCGCCGGTCGTCGGGCGGCCATCCATCAAGTTGACCAGATCCTCAACAGCGCTAGAACAATCAGCCAAACCCTGCGTCAGGTCGCCGCGTTGTTCTTGTGTGTACCGGCCCGCCGGAACGTTGGCGAGTAGCGCCGCGTCGCCGGGATAGGCACCGATCGGCGTCATGGACACACCGGTCGTACCGGCGGACGGGTAGGAGCCCCGGTCGTACTGGTTGTTCTGGTACTGCGGCCCGAACACACCCTGCGCGCCGAGCACACCCATCAACCCGTGCCCGCCCTGGGTCGGGTTATAGGCCGAAATGGCCTGCAACTGCCCCAACAACGGTGCCGCAGCGAGGTTCGCCACGAACTTCGTGATGTTCTCCGCGATCCCCGCCAAACCCTTCGAGATACCGAAATCCTGATCAAGCTGGGCACCGATCTGCCCCAAATCCTTGACATGCTTGTCGGTTTGCTTCGTCAGCTTCTCGTACTGATTCGCGCGGGCATCACTCATGCGCATCTCGGCGGCCTGAAGGTCGCGTTCAGCTTCGATCACATCGTTGCGGGCCTTGAGGCGGTCCTGCTCGGTGGCTTCGGTGGACTGCTCCAATTGGGCGGCGCGGGCACGCTTCTCCGCCAGTTTGTGACGCGCATCCAGATACGACGACTCAGCGGAGAACACGGCCGCGTCGGGTGGCATACCAGCAATCCCCGGCGGCAGCGTCGTGTCATACGGCAACACAGGCGCATCCGGCAGCTTCGGGCCAGAACCACTACCACCATCAGCAGCCCCCACCGCGCCCGGGAACAGATCAGCCAACGGGCCATCCGCGGGTGCCCCATCCGAACCAGGCGCGCCGCCACCACGACGCCCGCGGCGATCCTCCACGGAAACATCCAATGGAACCTGACCGGGAAGGTTACCGAACGGGGACGCTGGACCGTTCGAGTTCGTACCCACAAGCCCTGGAATCGGAATGCCGCCAACCGTTGGCGTGCCAGGTCCAGACCCGCCGCCGAGCTGAGGAAGCGGAGACGGCTGCGGATCAACCCCCGTGCCGCCCTGAATGTTGCGGTCCCACCACTCACGCGCACGGCGACCCAACTGATCCGGCGTATTGGAGTGATTCCAGCTATCCGCACCCGGAATCGCGTTCTGAATGGCCTGTTCAATCTCAGGGCCGTTCTGCGCAACCAGGAACGCCAGCCACGCCGGGACCGCCACACGCGACAACGCGGCAGAGATTCCCTTAGCCGACTTATCGGCCGTCGCGGGAAGACCGGCCAATGTCGTGCTCACCGTCGAGAGAGATTGCGTCAGCGCCGTGACGCCAGCTATCGACTTCCACGCCACGAACGCGGTCACCACGTCCCCAACGCTGATACCGATCCGGTCGAGCATTTCGACCACGCTCGACAGCGCATCCCACAAATCCTGCGCAGTCTCAGCAGCTTCCTCGAAGGTGCGCTTGATGTCGTCCTTGTGCGCGACGATCCACGCGTTCAGGTCATTCAGCTTGTCGGTCACATTGTTGATCGACTTCGCCAGCGCGCCAGGACCCTCCGTCGTGTCCAGCGGGTCACCGAACAGCGCCGAAATGAAGTTCGCCCCAACACGCCCCACAGCGGCATTCATATTCGACAAAGCGCCGTCAACAGTGTCCGCCAGCTTCTTCGACATGCCACCGAACTGGCCCTCAATCGCCTGCACAAGCATGCCGAACGAAATCGTGCCGTCCTGCGACATCTTCTGAATCTCAGCGCTCGTCAGGCCGAACTCTTTCTGCAACGCCGCCTGAACATTGATGCCACGCTCATTGAGCTGCAACATCTCTTCAGCCTGCAGCTTGCCCTTGTTGAACACCTGGTTGAAGATGACGGCCAGGTCGCCGAACTTCTGCCCAGATGCACCCGCCGCGTCCGCAATCGCCGTCAACGCCGCCTGCAACGGGCGACCCTGCTTCACCCCACCAGCAAGGAACTGAGTAGCAGCCTTCGCCGCCTCGTCCAACGCAATCGGAGTGCCAACGACGACCTCGTTGATATCCGACATGATCGTCTTGACCTGCTCGGCGCTGTTCCCCATCGCAGCAAGGCGATGCGACGTCGCATCAAGAGACTTGTACCGATCAAACCCCTTGAACAGGGCAACACCGGCGGCGCCGATAATGCCCGTCGCGGCCGCCGTGAACGCCGTGCCCAACGCACGACCAGCCAACGCGCCAGCCTTCGACGCCGCACCCTCATACCCCGACAACGCAGCCGAAAACCGGCCCGCCACAGGCAACGACGACGCAAGAGACGAACCAAACGACGAACCAAACCCCCGGCCCGCCGACACACCATGCGACGAAAAACCATCAACAATACGAGAACCAGCCTGACGCGTCGCACGATCAACCTCACGCGACAACTGCTCGCCAGCATTACGCCCCGCAGCCGCAGCCTCCCGGCCCACATTCTCACCGATCGCACGACCAGCAGACGACCCCGCGCGCGCCCCAGCCGCCTCCATCTCACGCTCAATGTTCTTCGCCGCCACCGCAGCAGCACGCTCATCAAGACGGGAAATAATGTCCACGTAGATAGGCATCAGACACTCACCTCCCCGTCACCAGCCGAACAGATCGGCCTCAACCTCACGCTGCAACTCATGCGCCTCAACCGACGCACGCACCTTCTCCAGCCGATCAACCGGATCCTCAAACGCAAACGGCTCATACACAGCCTTACGACTCTTCGACGCATGAAACGACGCTCGAAACCTGGCGATCTCGTTATACGTCTCCGCCGCGATCAACTCCGGCTCAGACCAACGCCCACCACGAACAGCCCGCGCCACCGCACCATCAACAGGAGCGAAATCCACATACAACTCCCGAACGCGCTCCTCAGCGTTGTCCACGAACCGCACCCCGAACAGGTCCAGCAACTCCAAACTGGACAACCTGCCCTGATGCCAATCCGCAACACTCAAACCGAAGAAACGCCGCAGATCACTCGCTATCTGCCTCGGATACAGTCTCCAAAACCACTGGGCCTCCATCACTTTTCGAGTCGGACTCAGCTCGCTCCGCGATCGAGAAACCCTGCTCCGTCCACGCCCGCCACACATCACGCGCACCAGCAGGACGCCCGTTGATCTTCTTCGACCGCAACACCTCGTAGGAGTCCATGCCCAACACGACCTGAACGATCCGCACCTCACGCGGCGGCGACACACGCTTACCGTCCTTGTAGTACGGGGGGCCTTTCACCGCGCCGGGGCGGGTCTCCGCCGGCAACACCATCTCGTTGCCGTCTCGGTCCTTGACTTTCTGCTCCGGGATGTACAGGTCAGGTTCCCGGTCGTAAGTTTCGATCTCTTCGAGGTACGCCTCGTAAGCTTCCAGAGCGTCGTCGTCGAGCATCCGCAAGTTTGGGTGCGGCGGGATCGACATCGTAGTTCCGTCGTCGAACCGAAGGACACGATCAGCGAACGGGGAATCAAACTCGGTGGCCTGCTCACGGGCCGCGGCGCCATTGTTGGTGGGCTTCGAAGTAGTCATGAGAATTTGGGGCTTCCTTTCACGCAATCACGGGGCTGAAAGACGGGGCTGAGGAGAGGGGCCTGCCGGGTGGGGGCCAGCCCCGGACGCACCATGCGGCGCGCCACAAACACCCACCCGGCAGGGGCTTTTCTGGCTAGCTGCCGTCCGAGTACTGCTCAGCCCATCCGGGGCCACCCATCCACACGTAGAAGTAGCCCGGCACCAGGGCAATCGTCCCAGCCGGATCGGGCCGCATGAAGTACTCGTTCGGCAGCACCTTGTACGTCAGGTCCGCCGTATCAGGATCGGTCTTCGACCGCTGCTTGGACGCCTGGTCGTCCAGCTTCACCGCCGGATAACCCTCAGCGCGGTAAATGAACCCGCCCGAGGTGCGGCGCGCATACAGCAGCAGCAGCTGGTACTCCGCCGAATCAGCGTCCAGCAGCGGACCCTCACCGTAGTCAGGGGTACCGGGAAGCGCGACCAGCGGATTACCGGCGTTGTCGCACAACGGAAGTTCCGACTCCAGCCGGTGAATCAGCGGATCGGCCGTACCGAGCGCCACGAACCGCACCGAATACGACTTCTCCGTCACCTCAGAATCGACCGGGAACTTCGACTGCAACACCATCAAATCGTCAGAGGTGACGTCCGGTTCACGTTCCGCACCGCCATCCTCAGGGTTGCAGCCGATGTGCCACCAGCCCTCATTCGGGTCGGTGTTGTACTCGTACTTGCCGTTCACCTTCCGGCGGATGAAAAGGTCGTCACGAAGCTTTCCGTCCTGCGCGAACGGAGACCACTTCACCGTCACGCAATCATCCTCGAACGGCGACATGTCCGTCGCGGCACCGCGGTTGTCACGAATGAACACCGCCTGCAAACCGCCACGTTCAATGAACGGCTTGTGAATGTCAGTGAATCCGCCGGCGCTCCAATCGGTGCCGGTCAATGGCTGCGTCATAGGGACGCTCCTCTCATTTGGATAAGGGACCGGATTGCGAAAATTTCCGGCGAACAAAAAAGGGACCCGGCGTTACCGCCAGGCCCCCTTTGACAGGGCTGAAACCTTCAACTAGATGTACTGAACACCGATCTCGTATCGGCCCACATGCCGAACCAGATGACCGTCGTCGTCATACTCGACGAGGACCGGTTTCATCAGCACACGCGCGTAGTCGATACGCGCAACAACACCACCGCCGAGCGGTATCTCCACCAGCGGATCAGAGACAAGCTCCAACATCCGCTGATGCGTCAACTCGGCCTCATTCTCAGCGGCCTCATCAGACGCGGCGAACGTGTGCACCGACACGACAGCAGAATCGCTGCCTTCCTCGGGAACGTCACGCCCATCGACACGACGAACCACACGGTGCGGCAACGGATCACCCGACAAACGGCGAGTAGAAACCTTCCCCAAAGGGGACAGCCACGCCACCAACACACGGTGGATACTCGGCGCTGAATCAGTCGCCATACGCGTTGCCGCCGAACTGTTTAGCTGTCTTCTGGGCAGGCGCGTACTCGTCGTTGTGCGCCGACCCGAACTCCACGAGATGCGCTTGCGGATCAGTCGCACCGACCTTCCCGCGACCCTTGTTCGTGGAACGTTCCGTCACCTGAACAGAATCACGGTAAGCGCCGGTGCCCACGGGAGAATTGTTCTTCCACGCGGCAACAACCTCGTCCATGAACTCGTTGACGCCCTCGTTCACCTCAGGCAGTTTGTCGAAATCATCAAGCCGCACACCGAACTTCGCCAAAGGGTTCTTCCTCGTTGGACCGTTAGCCACGATTCATCACACCTTCCGAAGTTCTGCCACCAAACCCGGCGCCCAACCGTGAAAACCCATGTTCCAGTCACGAACCGCAACCACATCGAACACATCTGACCCGTACCCCACACGGTCTTTCACCTTCACTGGTGAATCGGGCGGCAAGTACAGGTCAACATCGATCGTTTCGGTTTCCACAATCGAATACGTCCCCACCACCTGCACGTGCGGAGCAAGTTGGATCACTGGAACAGACACCCCGGAACCGAACTGGGGAACCGTGTTCCCCAAACCATCCGCCGAGTCACCGACGTGCGGATAGTGCGTCACCGTGTACGGAGTAGGGAACGTCACGGCATGTACCTGTCGGAACCCAGCGGGATGCTGTTCATCGATATGCGGTATGGCCGCAGACGCAGTTTGAGCGCGTTCGTAAGATACAAGTTTGACGAATCACCGCCCCACTTGAACGAGTACGGGCCAGCAGATGCGGTTGTGCCTTCGGGGTATGGCGATTGAGGTGCAGTGAGGGCGGTAGCGGCGATTTGCGCCACCACCCTCACCACAGCACCAGGAATCACGTCAGGAATCGACTCCCACCCGAGGTATCCGACAACGAGATCGGACGCCTCTTCGAGGAGAAGACCTGCACGAGTGGCTTCGTCCGGCGTCAGTTCACGCCCGAGAACCAACTTCAGGTCATCGATATCCGCCAGTGACATTCGCTATCGCCTTAGCTGCCATCCGGGACGACAGCGCCGACGGGCGTCTTGTTGTCGCCGACCGCGGTAGCGCCGTTGCCCAGCACGTAGGCAAACCGGGCCTTCAGGCGCAGAGCGATCATGTCACGCTCAGCGAGGTTGATCGATCCGACCGTGGCCTGATCGAGGAACTTCACGGTGATGTCCTGACGGACACCGATGCGCACCCGAGACGAATCCACCACCAGAGCCTCAGCGACGCCAACGGGCCACGCCCCGTTGGCGTTGAAGTAGGTGCCGAACCCGTTGAACGACTCGTCACGGAAGATCGGGTTACCGTTCGCGTCACGAAGGTTCGCAACGTCGAAACGGAATCCCAGGCTGGCGAGCAGCGTGTCAGGCATGTACCCGGCTGCCGCGACCGCCTTCGACGCACGGTTGATGCAGCCGATCAGGTCGTCTTCGTTCGCGTCACCCGGAACGATCGTGTAGTCCTGGTTTGCCGCGACAGCCGCCGGGAGCAGCGCGGGCGACACCCACGACGACGGCTTGTCGGTGCCGAAGATGACAGCCTGATCGAGCTTCTTACCGATCGCCTGGCCGCCAAGAGCAGCGATCTCTTCCAGCAGCGAGGTCGATGCGTCATCAACCACGTTCTCGTGAACGGGAATGATGACCGCGACTTCCTCAGCGACCAGGGTCCGGTCGGCCCACGTCGCCTCAGACGTCGGCTTCACACCCTCAGGTTCGGTCGCGGACTCCGACACCCACGACGCGCCAGGCAAGGTCGCCAGGACGGGCAGGTGAGTGGTCTTGGTGCCCATGTTCACCGTCGGGAACGCCTGCAACACAGTCGATCCCTTCTTCGCGGACGCCAGGAGGTCGTTCGCATAGGCCTCCTGAATGAGGGTCGCGACCTCGGAACGTGAAATGTCAGCCATGATGGCCTTCCTTTCATGGTTTTCCGCCGAGGCCGATCCTCGAGCGGGTTTCGATGGTTGGGTTAACCGCCGGCCCGCATCCGCCGCAGAGCTTCAGCTGCTGCTGCTTTAGGGTCCAGGTCTGCGGTCTCAGTGCCTGTTGTTCCTGATTTCAGGTTCTTTGCAGGCGGTTTGAACTTTGGGGCTTGCTGTTGCAATTGCTGATCACGCCATGCGATCAGCTGATCAGCGGAGGCTTCCAGTTCCTCTTTGGTGCTACCCGTGAGGCTGGCCGCTGGGACGCCTTTCTCGGCCGCCACTGACGTAACGAGAAGGTCGCGTTCTGCCTTTTCCGCCCGTGAGCTGACTGATTGCAGCTGCTCGGTGAGTTTCTGCAACTCGGTCTTCTCGCCCTCGCGGATTTTGTCCAGCTCTTCGGCTTTCGACTTCAGGTCGTCGTAATCGGAGAATTTGCTTCGTTCGCGTGCGATTCGCTGCTGGATGATCCGATCGAACTCGTCCTGAGATGTGATGGGTTTGAACGAGTTCTGCTGTTCGTCCCCGTTTCCGGGTTGGGTTGTTGCGCCGTCTTCGACGGTGTTTTCAGCCTCTTCGGGCATGGTGATATAACCTCCGCGTTATTGGAGTGGCCCGACCATTTCTGATAGCGCAGGTCGTCCGCGCCTTCGCCTGAAGTGTCAGGCTGAAGTCATGCGCCGTAGAACGGCTTTCGTGTCGATCGCGCCGTGTGCGCCTTTCGTCTCTCCGTCCTCGCGGGCGGCGGTGACGGCGTTTTGGTAGTCGTCTTCCCATTTGTCCACATACGGTGGAGGCTCGTATGACTGGCCCGGGCGGACTGGGACGGCGATGCAGCGGCAGTGGTCGTGGTACTTGGTTGATGCCCCGGCTGATTCTCTGGACCAGTACACTGCGCCGCGTGTGGCGAGCATCCGGCAGAACGGGCATGCTGTAGCCGACGCGTAGCGTGCCCATCTGGTCCTAGCTGGAAATGGCGATCCAGCGGCGGCGATTTCGTTCTCTAGGTTGGCAAGAACTGTTTCCCGCGAGGCGTCGAACACCATCCGCTGTGTAGACCCTGCGAGCCGGTCCAGTGGAGAGGCTTCTCCGGGGGCGTGGAACGCCCACGACACCGTTTTCTGAATGCGGTCTTCTGGTATCGGTTCGATGACCGGTGACGCCTTATAGGGCAGCTGCGGCGCGGTTTCGGTGTACCACTGCGCTGTGACCATCGACGCTGCCGACAGTTGCGGAGCTACAAGTTCAGGCAACGCGGCAGAGACAATCTGCTCGAACTCCGCAATGTCAGAGTATGACCGCCACAGTTGCACGAGCTGAGATATGTTCAGCGTCGCCAAGTCCGATAGAACCTGCTGCAAAGCGTCGGCGTCAGTCGGACTGGGCAACTGTCCTACCTGCTATATCCCCCACCTGTGGATCACGCTGAGCCGTTGCCGCTCCTTGCCTGATGCTCGACACCAGATCAACAACAGTGGACTGCTGAATTGAATCCTTGATCGCCTTGATCTGCTGCTGCGACAACCCAGGAACCAAATGAACCACATCCCGCAACTGCACACCAGCCGCGACAAGCTTCGTAATCCCATCGACGACAGCGCCGAACGCACGAGCCTCAGTGTCCCGCCAAACCACCTCAGCACCAGAATCAGCCGCAGTCTCCTCATCGCCATCAATCTCGGCAGCCAGACGTAAAACCTGCTCCCACGACTCACCGAAACTGTCCCGCTTAGCCTGCAACTTCCGCTGCTGATTCGCCTCAGCAGCCGCCAAAGCCTCAGCGGACATATTCACCATCTTGCCCGTCACCTGAGCCGGCGAAATCTGCGCCCGCATCGCAACATGCTGGATCATCTCATCCAGAATGTCGTTGTACTGACCCGTATCCGCAGCGGGCAACGACTTGGCGTCAACATCCTCATCTTCAAAAGCCCACACACGCTTAGCAGAAGCAGCCAGAATCTCACTCGGAGTCGCCGCCCAACCTGTTATCACCTTCTGGGGGAACGCCCCGAACCGAGACACCACCAGTCGGTCGAAGTTCACCGAGTTGATGGCCTGCTGATCTCGAATCAGCGGCGCCACCTCACCCACGATCGCGCCGTCAGCATCGCGGCCATTCACGAACCGCACAACCGGGCACACCGGCTCACCGCCGTACGTCGCCCCGTGAGAAACGGGATCACCGTCAACAGCAACACTGATCGGGAGCGTCGCACTCCTGACCAGCGGATCAGAATCCGCCACCTCACCAAGATCGAGGTCATAGGCGAACTCGTCGTCATATAGGCGTCCGCGGCGACGCAACTTCGCATCAACCTGAGTGACCCACATCTCCAACGCATACTGCGGCCACTCATCAGCAACAGGATCGACATACGCCGTCAGAATCTGCTTCGGAGACCGAGGCGACAACACCGGGCCATTCGGGCCAGCAGTCACCGTCACGTACGACGCCCCGTACGTCAAGGCAGGAACATATACCGACGACTGGCGAGCATCCATCCGGTTCGCCTGCCAAATTCGCCACGCCGGATCGTTATCCTGCGCATCCGCAGACCGATACCCGGTCACCGACAGATTCTGGGCGAACGAATCTACAACCAAACCTAGAACGTTCTTCACTGACAGCCGAGCTAGATCTTTGATTTCCTGCTCCGCCGACTCCGGAACCTCTGGAACCCCACGGATACCCTTCGCGTAGTCGCCGATACGGTCCAGCCATGAACGCTCGGAGAGGTGAATCTGCCACATCGCGGCGATCACATCGCGTATCTCGCGATCATCAAGCATCGCAGCTACACCTCCCTTCCTAAAGTTAGGTCACCAAAACCTCAGGCGAACGATGCGCCCCCAGAACTGCGCGGCTTCGACGTAACCGCCGCGTACACCGCCGCCGACATCGCTATCGCAGGGCCAATATCAAACGACTCAGCACGCGGCATCATCATCCACCCGCCGGACGGACGAGCCTTACGCGTAGCCCCACGCACCGCCACATCAAGCTCAGCCTGGCCGCCATGCGTCAAACGGCCCTGATCAACAAGACTCACCCACAACGCATTGCCAGCGACCGACTCGTTAGACGAATACACCGAAGACTTAAACTTCAGCTGCTTCAGCTTCTCGCCCAACGCTTTCGCCGCACCAACCGAATCATGCTTGATCGGCGTTTTCCGAGACGCGTACGCGCGCAGGAAATCCACCGCCTCAACCTCAGACTGCGTGCCAAGAGCGATCTCGACATGCACCCCATCGTCGACACCAGACCAGCACGCAACAATCCAGAACCATCCGGACCTGGTTGCACTAACCCCGAACGCTGAAACGTCACCAAGATCGTCCACGTCGCAGCACAGCGACCGCCACTGATCGCCCGGAACAACCGACGAAACCTCGTTCGTCTTATCCCAAATCCCGAACACCTCACGGCGAACATCCTCCGGAGACATGTTCTCCACCAGACGCTCAATCGCCGACTTACCAACACGATGCCCGAACGACGGATTAGCCTCAGCCAACCGATCCCAGAAACCAGGCGCATCAATATCGGCCACAACATCATCGGGAGACTCCGGAGCGAACTCCACATACACACCCTTGAACGGGCGGCGCTTCTTCTGCTCCAGCGCACGATCACGACGACGCTTGAACGCATCATGCACACCCAACGCAACCTCTTGCGGCCGCGGCGGCGTACCCATAAAGAACGCCAAACCAATCTCGGAGACGTTCATCGCGGCGAGCATGTCCGTCAGTGCCGACTCCTTCAAGTTCTGACACTCGTCATACACCTGAATATCAACTTCCGAGAAGCCACGACCGAAACCCTGAGCCCGGGCGCCGAACAAAATCCGTGACCCGTTCGCGAAGTGAACACCCCGATTGTCGTCAGACTGCACCACAGGATGAAGCGGACGCATCTTCGGCCGGATAGCCGGCTTCTCCACAATCCCCGCGATCTTCGTCAACGTCTCCGATGACGTCCGATCATGATGCGACGACCACACCACCAGAGTCCCCGGCCGCGACAAGCAGATTGCAATGAGGCCGACCATGATGCCCCAAGTTTTGCCGGCCTGCCGCGCAATACTCAAGGTCACACCCATCACATCGCACGCCAGCGTGCCATCCTCACGCAGACCCAGTGCCGCGTACCAAATGTCTTCCTGCCAGCGATCAAACGCCACCCCCATGCCGGGGAGTTCCGGAGCAATAAGCTCGTAGTAGCGCGTATGCGAAATGTCATCCGGAATGAAACACTGGCGGGCAATATCGACAAGCGGCGCAGGGTTAACCCGACTTCCGGAACCGGTCGGCATCGAACACCACAACCTTGCCAGGCTTCGCCGTACCTGAGCCGGCCTCAGGTTTAAGCGCCGTCAGCCTCACGATCTCAGCCTTCGCCCGCTCAATCTGAGCGTTCAATTGCGATCGGAGCTGTGGCATATCCTCAAACGCCTCAGCCAGTAGGCGATACCGTATCCTCGCCTCCGCCAGCTCATCACCGGCCTGCATCGCCTCATTCAAAGTGCTGTACTCAGCCATTAGATTCCCTCTCGGACCCGCCGGTTAACCGCCCGACGTCAGCGTGGCGCACCGACAACCCGGTGCAAGGTCTAGGCAAAGCGCGGATTCACGTATGACTTCCTCACTGCCGGCACAGCACGATCCCCGGACGACTTCGCGCGATTACACTGCCGACACACTGCCTGGCAGTTATCCAGCCCATCCGAATCTTCCTGAGACCAGCCCAGTCGCGCAGCCTCAACAGAACTCACGATGTGGTCAACCTCGAACGACCGAGGATGAGGTGGGCGAGCATCATAGTCGATAACCCCGCCAAGCGCCTGGCAATCAGCCGTTATCCGCAACGCGCACAACGCATCACCGTCACGCTGACGAACCTGAGCGCGGCGACGATTCCGAACAGTCGTGTTGGCGAACGGCACTACAACCTCCCTACCCCTGGGTCACACACACACTCGCCT